CTTTTTTTATTATAATATAGCTTTAAATTGCTTTGTACTTCCGCTTAGAATAATATGTGGATTATCCTTGCTAGCTGGTTTGAATTCAGCTGCTTCAGCATATCCTCCATAGTTTAATGTTGCTGCAGTATTTACAAATAATTTTGTAACTAATGCAACTGAACTTGAACGAATATCAACTCTATGAAATGATTGTTTCATGGTCATAGGTAAATGTGTATGAGAATGGATGTATATATCAGCATCAACAATTGAAGCCATATCAGCTAATCGAATTGCTTTTGCTCCTTCTTTTCTTCCTCCTCCACCACCATGAGTAACAAAGATTACGTATGGTACTTTTGAATAATGTTTGTTACTATTCATTTTGCCAAATCTTAAAAAGATTAAAGCTGATTCCTTTGCATATCTATCTTCAATTCCTAATTGCATAGCCATTAATCTAGTTAAATCAACTCCATCCCATTTCCATGTTCTAGCTTCATGATTACCATAAGTGATAGAAAGAATTTTATCCTTAATAGGTTCAAATAATATACACATTTTTGCAAGTTGATTCATCGGCGTTTCTTTTTCGTTATATACATCTCCAACTGAATTTTTCGTTGAATTGTTTAAAATATCACCATTAATTATACAATAAACATTTTTGTTGTTTTTAACATATTCAACTTTTTCTTTTACTAGTTCAATATCACAAAGAGGGTCTCCAAAATGTATATCAGCAAAAATAACAATTTCTAAGCTTGTTAGATTTTCAGATAAATCTATTTTTATTGTTTTCATAAGTAATTTTTCCTTTCTTTAAGGGTGATTAGAGAAGTTGATTTAATAAATATATTACTTTTTAATTTTCAACTTCTCTGAGAAAGCTTTTTTTATTATTATTTAGAATCTTCGGTAAGTTTTATTTAATATCTTCATGAGCAAGTATAATTGTACGATAATTAGCTGATTTAACACGTCCGAATGCTTTTTCTAAAATTCGTCTAACTTTTAATTGAGCATAATAACTTGTGCAAAGAATCTCTACTCCTCTATTAGTATCTTCTACATAATCAACATCATCTAGATATATCTCATTTTCATCTAAAACTTTTTCGACTATTTTTTCATAGTTTACATCTTTAAGTTTAGAATCACTTGCCTTTTTAATAATTTTTTTTTCATCTTTAACATATCTTTCAGGATTATAAAAATAACCATCCTTCATAGCTTTTTCAATATTTTTAGTAGGTCCATAAAATCTATATAAAGTCTCATCTCTATTTCTTTTTAGAGCAACAACTGTTAATTCATATTCTTTAGCAACAAGTTTTGGGTCTTCGTCTGTTTGTCCCCACCATTCTTCAACATAAGAATCTTTAAGTTTAGAATCTTTGGTAACTTTTTTATATAATTTTATAATATTTAAAAGTTTTTCACTATTGTTAACTTTAGAATCAATAGTTTTAATATTTTTGATAAAGTATAATTTTAATATATTTTTTAACTCTTCATAATCTATATCCGTTGTCATAACTTTAATAGTATCATTTGCTACTAATTTACTATTCATAAATTTTTCTTTTCTTTGTAAAGATTTTAAAGCATCATTTGCTTCTTTACTTGAATCAAATTTGATTAATATATTTATAGGTTTATTTTCTAATTTATCCTTAACTTTAGAATCTTTATAAGTGTGCTTCTTATATTCGTAAAGTAAATCATTTATTTTTTTAGAAAGTAACTTACATTTCTCATCTTTAATCTTATTTAATCCATTAGCTCCATCTTCCAATAAACCTACTGTCTCGCTTAAGAATCCATAATCTCTATTAGAATTTGTTCTTTTATTATTTTTTAAATAATCAACTTCTTGTTCTAATTGCTTATAAACTTGTAAACCTAATTTATAGAATTCAGCTATTTTTTCATCATCTTCTTTGCCTAAAATTTTTCTTGAATTAGCTGAATGAGCTCTATCGAAATAATTTCCCATTTGAGCAAATTTATAAGCTAAATTTTTTAATGTATCAGAATCTTTTAATTCCTTTTTTAAATCTTCAGTAACTTCTTCGTAAGTATCAACATCTCTGGCTTTGATTTTTTTATATTTTTTCCAAGTTTCAAAATCTTCTCTTACCATATAATCACTATAATCATCGTATTCTTTAACTAAATCAGGTCGAGTGTCCATATAGTCAAGAAAATCTTCAACTAAATCTTCATCTTCATTTCTTAAAGTATTTCTAATCTTTTTTAAATGAATTCCTCTTAACGCACCATCTCTCATTTTTTTATTCTCCTCATCTTCAAAAAATTTTTTATTATTTATATAAGTAATTTCTTTTTCTACAAAAATTACATATGGAATACCATCTTCTTTTTCTAATTTCTTTTGTTCATATTGAGCTTCACTTAGAGATGTAAAAGTTCTCTCTGGTTTAGCTCTGCCATGTGATATATCCCATTTTCTTTCTGTTGTTATTCCATAAATAGTAACAACTTTTAGATTTAATTTGTCTATTTCTTTTTTTGGGTCTTCGCTATAATCACAGCTAGCAACTCCTTTGCCTTTATATCTGATTTCATAATGAGCGTCATCAGAAGTTCTGCCTACTAAATATACATCAAAACCATTATAAGTAAATTCTTTCTTTTCAATATCTTTAATAATTGAATCTTCTGTAAATGTATTTAACCATTTATTTAATTCTTTAACCGAATTAAACTCTTTCTTTTCTCCTTTTTGTAAATCATTGTCCCAACCATTATAAACACCTTCTGCGATAATTTTTCCGTTTTTTCTATAAATATACATATTACCTTTAGGTGTTCCCCAGTCAGTAGTTCCGAACCAAGAATTTTCATCTCCTACTTCCGATTCTCTAAACATTCTCCGCGTTGTTCCAGCATCATTTATATTATTTTTTTCAAAATTTTCAGCCCTTAAAGTTTTAAGTTCTGTTATATGTTCTAATTCTTCAGCAATTATATGAGCATATATAGATTTATCTGCTTCATTAGCATATTTCATAGCTTCTTTATAACCAACAATTGCTTCTTCTTCATCGGCTATTAATTCATCTATTTTTTTGATTCTTTCTTCAGGAGATAAATCCTTTAATTTTTCAGAATAACCAGAGTCTTTTAAACTATTAAAATCTTTATATATATCAGTAATCCAATCAACTAATTCAGCAATTTCATCTTCTGTTATACCTTTAATATTATTAACTTCAGCAATAGCATCATCTCTATTATAATTATATTTTTTAAAAATTTTAAGCAATCTTGTTTTACGATTTTTAATATTAACATCCTTAATAGAGTCTACTACTTCTTGGGTTTCTTTAGATGAGCTATCTTGAATTCTTGCAATACCAGCTCTTCCAGCTTTACATAAAGCGATATGATTTCCTCTAATGTTTGCTTGATATAAATTATCGCCTTCACCTAAAATATCACAATCATACCCACAAGATAACTCTGTTTTTTCTCCTGATTCAATTTCAGCAATGGCTTCAGGGTCCGTGAAAATTAAATTAGCAATAAGAATATCAACATCGTTTAACTTAGAGGCTCTAACATCTCTAGCAAATCCAATTGCATAATCTCGATAATTATCAACGTTTACATCTTCATCAGGATGTTCATCAACTAGAGGTTTATTTTCAAAAGAAGCAATAGTTGATGGAGATAAAACTTCAGATTTAGGCCTATCAATTTGTATAACTGAATCGTCGTTAGAATCTTGAAAAATTTCAGATTTCAAATATTCTTGTTTTCCTGTTCGAGCAATGATAGAATCAACACAAACTAGATATCCTTCTGGAGTTTTATATCGTCGATTACTTAGTTTTACTTTACTTAAAAACTTCATATTTCTTTTCCTTTCTAAAAATTTATAAAAATAATTTATATACTAATTATATAATCAAAATCTCTTTAAATATAATCATATAAGCTTAAAATTAAGCATTTAAGAGACTTTTACATGTTTAGTATATAAATTATAAGATTAATTTATAAAATTATTTTTTAAATCTAAATTAACATCTAAATCACCATAAATTGTTGCTACTTTGAAATAACAATTATATATATGATTATTAAGTATTTCAGATTTGAATTCTAAAATTGATATAACATCAGGATGGTCAAGAATAGTTGTAATAATATAAGAATCCATTATTCCTACTTTTTTTGATTTTTCAAATAAAGGAATTCCAACACTAACATTATACCATAACTCACCTTTAATAACATTAAGTCTTTGAATAAGAGAATCAGCAACTCCTTCTTGACTAACACTGTAATTATCATGTTTATTATTTTCATTATAAAACTTTGCAGTTCCATCTTCATTTACTCCATAACTTCCAAACCAAACAACATTATAATTATTATCACTTTTTTCAAGTCTTCTACATTTCATTATAACCACTCTCCTGCATCCCATAACTTATTAGCATCATTTGAATCCCAAATTGCAATATTTTTTTCTTCTGTTTCATATACTTTGTATTGGATTCCCATTGATTTAATGGTTAATAAATTAGCAAAGAACATATCTCTAATATTATCACTAATAACGTTAGTTGATGAATTTTCATCTAATATTAAATAAACCGTTCCTGATTCGAGAGGTAAAGAATATAAATAAATTGGTAATTCAATTAAAGTATATAATTTTCGGATATCTTCATACGTACCAAGAAAACTATTTTGAACTATTTTTACTAGAATTAATTTCAATAATTCAATATTAGTTAGCTTTAATGATTTATGAATATTATCTCCCTTTTCATTCATATAATCAACGTCGAAATATCTAGTAACTCCGTATAATGAAGCCATTTTATCTAATAAATCAAACTCATAACCAGTTGGAGATATTAAATCTGAAGAATCTTCATTTTGAGAAATATCTAAATCATGAAAGTAATTAGGATTTGTTAAATTCATTGCACGAAGTAAATCGTTCGCAGTTGAATTAGTATCTAACATAATTTGATATAATATTTTAAAGTGTTCAGGATAACCATATGAATTTTGTAAATATATAGGAAGTTTTTTGAAATAATAACTCCATTTTAATATTTTTTCATTTATTATCATATTATCACCTATGCAGTAACTGTGATAGTTAATTTTTTAATTGCTTGAGTATCATCTTTTTCAGTTGAGTAAGTGTTTATATCAAAGAAAGTATCTTTGGTTTGATAATTATATAAGTTGTCATTTTCTTGAGTAGCAATAAAAGGTGAAGTCGTATCAGAATATTCTAACTTAACATCAATTACATTATATGTTCTTTGATTATCAAACATTGGGTCTTCATCACTTATTGTTTGAATTAAATCATAAGTTGTAAAGTTTTCGTTAATTGATAAGTCATTTAGGTAATTTTTGACAGCCTCAGTCATAGTAGTAATAGTTGCGCTTTCATAACTTGAGAAATATTTTCCAGGTCGATAAGAAATAATAATCTTTAACTTGCTGTTTATTCCAGTACATTCTTTCCAATATACATCTACATTTGCAGTTCCTTCACCTAAAGTTGAACTTTGAACATATTCATAACTTTTATTAATTCCTGTATTAGCTTGACCTGAAAATTGATTAGTATTTATACCTGGAGTTAATTTTTCATAAATTCGACTTCCAATTATTGAATCGTCAATTTGTACTCTATTATCTTTTCTTAAAACAACGTAGATTGATTTAGCTAAAATTGATGTTCCATCGAGAGCAATGATGGATGAACCTGAATCATTATTATAAATAACACAATCTGCAATTCCTGTAATGTTTAAAAGACTTCCAATTAAATTCGATAATACTGTTACACCTTGTGAAGATATTATTTGATTTCTTCTACTTCTTAATTCTGAATCTGTTTCATCAAATGAGCCTATATTTGCATCTTCAGGTTGATTTATTTTTAGGTTTGTATTATTTTCAACCAAAGTACTTATCCATCCTTTAGGTGCACTTACAGGACCTACATTATCACAATAAACATCAACTAAAGTTAATACATCTTTTTCTAAACTTATAGGAGAATTAACTAAAACTTGAGTTGACCATGTTAAACCAGCTTGGTCTAAAAATTTCAATGGAGAACTTGCTGTTATTTGAATAGTTGAATCAGAAAGATTAGTTAATTCCAATTGTGCTTGTGATTTAGTTGCAGAATTACGATATACACCAGATAAAGCTGCTAAACTTTCAAGAAATTTACCTGATGCAGTTCGAATATCTAAATTTGAATATAAGTATTTAACATTTTGTAAAATATTAAAAATCATTAAAGATAGAGTTTCAATGAATACACCATCAGCAGTTGTATTGTTCAAATCTATATCACTTCCATATATTTCTTTATATTTTTCAACAATTGCTCTTTTAATTGTTGGATAATCAGCAATATTTAATCCACCTGCTGTTAATTGAATCAATGAAGAAAAACCTCTATTGTCTTGAATTAAAGCCATTTTTTATTTACCTCCTTAAATTATTCCTATTACCACTCCATACTTAAGGGAGTGTAATTCAATATTTTTTGAATCAACCTTGGTAAGTTGTTGATTATTATTTTTTTGATTTAAATTTTGAATAAAATTTCTATCTAAAAATAAAACTAAAACAACATTATCTTTGTTTACTTCTAAATTTTTTAAGCAATAACAATCAATCGTTATTTCACTTTCATTTGTGTAAGTTGGAAATAAGTTAACCTTAATTATATTATCTTTAATTGATTTAACTATTCCTAAACTTGCAACCTTTAAATCACGTAATATGTTTCTTTTCAAAGCTAATAATACTTCTAAATCATCATTCTTAGATATTCCTCTATATCCTTGTCGTCTAGCATCATTTGACATTACCTAATCCTCCTAAAATATTAGACCAAAGTGATTTAGCTTTACATTCTAAATTGTAACTAAAATTACTTCCTCTGTTTTCTAAATTTATATCGATTTGATAAACTATATAATTACCATCTCTATCCATAAATTGAGCAATATTTTTCAAAGCTTCACTTTCATCTCTTGTACCAATATCTATTATTGAATTATCAACTTCAATTGTATCACCAGGAGCAAATCCAAAGGTTGGCATTAATGATATTTTCAATCCATCCGAATCTAATGATGGATAACCACCTGTGAGGATTATGGTTGAATTGGTAAGTTTTATTTTTCGAATATCTCTTCGGTAAGGACTCCATATTGCAACATCACTTCCTAAAATTCCATCTGTATTAACGACAAAATTATTTGTATTGCAAAGAGTATCTAACCAACTTCCTACTTTTCCATTTGCTATTTCGTTTTCTTTTAAAATTCTACTTTTAAAATCTTCATCGATGTATGCTTTATTTGAACTAATTCCTGCTCTAGCTAATATAAATGATATCGCTGAATACATATTAATTCCTGAATTTAGAGAAAGGTTTAATCTATTTTGACCGTATTTAGCAACCATTTCTGAAGCACATAAGATAACAACATCATTACTTTTTCTATCTCCTAAAACGTTTGATATGTATAACACACCACCTTTGAAAATAGTATGTGCTCCAGAGGTTTGATAATCTTTTCGGTATCCTGCTTTAATTTCTATATTATAGAATTGTCCTGAAATCAACTCTGTTATTTCTCTATAAGTTAAATTAGTTATAGTGACAGTCATTCTATCTTTCAATGAAGATAAATATTTAGTTCCTGTTACAGAAATGTTTAAATCAGGTTTACCTTTTTTCCAATTAGCTCCAAAAACCATTTTCTTTTGATATTTGGTGCTAGTCAAAATTATTTCTAATTCTCTCATCCATGCTCTAGCTTTAATTTTTTCTGCCATAGAAATCACCTATTTAAATACATTAATTTTTACAATTTCTGTAATAATTTCTTTAAATTTAGTTAAATCAATGTTAGAAGCTAATATCGCATAGTTGGTTAAATTTTTTTGAAGAGCTTCTATTTCTTCATTAGTTCCACCTGATTCACGTTTTGCTAATGTTTTAGTGTTAGCTAAATAAACTTGAGTTCCCTCTGAAGTTGAAAATAATAAAGTATCACTACTACATTCTGATAAACTTTGAATTGATTTTTCAGAAATATCTGATACAATAACTGGATTTGGATTGGTAGAGCTTAGTTGATTAGATTCAATAACGTTTAATTCATATTGTGATTCTTCAGTAGCTTTTGTAAAAGAAAAAATATAATAATTATTATTTATAGTAACAAAACATTGTTGAGAAGCATCTTCTCCAAACCCGTATAGTGACATGTTTTGTTCTAATTGTTCAAATTGTTCTACTAATTTTCCAATGAACTCGTTAAATCTATCAATTTCTTTTCGTTGTTTTTTAGAATTGTTTTTATAATACTTAAATCGTTTAATTTGATATTTATTTTTTTGTGCTCCTCTAATAATTCCAACAATTATTCCAGCAACAACAGCTACTGCTGCTACAATTGCAGCTGCTACCCATCCTGGACCAGGAATTGCTGCAAAAACTCCACAGAGACAAGCTATTCCTTTAGCAATTGCTAACGTTACACCTGCACCAGCTAATCCTCCCACAAGTCCTACGGCTGCTCCAGCTGCTGCCCCAGCTGCTGTTGAAAGGATTTTCTGTCCGACTGCTAAATCGTGTTGAATTGCGTTTTCTAAGAAATTATCAGCAAATAATCCTTCATCTGAAAGTGTTGCAATAGCAACTTGAATAATATCTCCTACGTTTAAAAGTTCATCCGTAACATCTAAAGCTAAAGGGTCAGAGATACGAGGTAGAGACGTATCCTTAATATCTTTATCATATTCAGGTTCATCAACTATAGCTGTTATTGCTTCTTTGAATTGAAAACTAAAATCCATTGAGGATTGATGTTCAGTCCAATTAATTGAAGTTAGAACCATATTTTTTCTAACTTTAAAACGATTTTCATCTCCACCTTTACTTCTTTTAACTAAAGTACACATGATACCTTCTCTATTAATTCTTTCAAATGTTTCTTGAATATTAGCTAATCTATCACTAGTTCCAAAATTATATTTTTTATTTCCGAATAAAGAAAACGTACCTGAAAAACTCATATCAATTGGATTGTTATACATATGGTCAGCAATAACATCACCATTTACTAATGGATGTGTTGTAATATCTGAACTAACTGTTGTTGAAGGATCTTCGACATAATCAAACATGAAATCTTTAGTTTCTCCGTCCATATCGCATCTAACAACAAGGTTATATACTTTAGAATCGTCTAAAGGTGTTATTTTATTCAAAACTGCCATATTAGTATCCTCCTAAAGTTCCATCTAAAGATTCAATTAATTGTTCATTGACTCTTTCACCAGCTTTAATATAAGATGACTGTTGATTTAATGGAATATTTGTAAAGCTATTATCAATTTTAACGTTCGCAGTTTTACTATTTGAAATGCTATAAGAGTTAACTAAATCAGAAAGCATAGAAGCTCTATCTTCTTCTGTAACCTTTTTATCTTTTCCTAATTTTGAAGCAATCCACGTTATTGCACTTAACATAGTTGATAATACCTTCATACTAACCTCCATAAAGTTAATAATTGTATCTTTATTTTCAGCAAAGAATTCAATAATTACCATTTGTTTTTTATTTTCAAAATCTTGTCTTTGCATTTGATATTCTTCATATTTTTTAAATAAACCTTTATCTTCAATTTTTTGATATTCAGTAGAGTAGTAACCAATTTTTTTAGCAAATTCATTTCTTGCGGCTTGTCCCATATACATTAAATCTTCTTCAGAACCTATGTTCATATCTTCTTTAGCCCTTGTTAAAGCATAATTTTGGGCAGATGATAATCCATATTTTATAGCTTGTTCGGTTGCTTCTGAATTATATCTAAGACTAGTTTTTAAATTATATTGACTCATTCTATCGAATTCACTTAAAGCATCAGATAAAGTTTTTTTAATAGAATCTGCAAAATTTTTCAAAGCAGAAGCGATTTTATCTTTAATAGCATCCCCTAAATTTTTACCTGCTTCTTTCCAATCAATCGTTTTTTTCCAATCTAATTTTCCTAAATCAATTTTATTTTGTAATCCTTCTTTTTCTTTAAGTGCTTTTTGTGATTCAGATTGAAGTTCAATTTGTTTATCGTTTAATAAAGAAATATTGTTTGCGATTTCTAAAAGTTCTGGAAATTCAGATTGTAATGTATTAGAGATAATATTCATATCTTTTTTTAATATTTCATTCTTAGCAAGTAAATTATTAATTTCGTCTTCTCCACCTTCTACTCCACTTAAAGATTGAATTTTATTTGAATTTTCTTGAATTTGATTTTGATACCCTAAAAATTGTTGATATAAATCATATCCTTCAGAAGAGTTTAATTTTTCTTCAAGAGACTTAATAGAAGAATCAAGTTCACTATTACTTTCTTTTAGAAAATTCAAATAATCAGTTAAATCAACAATTCTATCTTTTGCTTCTTCTAAAGCGTCGTTAGAAAAAATATTAGTTCCTCTTGAAAGTCCTTTAAAGAAATCAGTTATTGTTTGAGGTTGATTTTGAGTTAAATATGATTGTTCTTCCATACTCTTATTAATTTCTTTAACTAAATCAGAAGCACTCAAATTAGCACTGTTTTGAGTTCCAAAAGTAGCAGATTTATCTTTCGTTTGATTAGAGATATTGTTTATAGAACTTGCAAATTTTTTTTGTAAATCATCAAAAGGTTTTCTTAATTTATTCATAATTCTTCCAAAATCTTCAGGTATATTATTCATTTCATTTTTAAAAGTTGATAAATCTAATTCAGGTATGATTCTAACTTTTTTAATATACTGTTGCATAAATTACCTCCTCCTTCTTCTAATAGATTTATTATTATTTTTAAGTCCTATCGCTCTATTGTGCAAATTAACTAAACATACTTCGTATAAATCAATGGCCTCTTCAAAAGTGTAGTCATCTCTTAATTCTTTTAAAGTTGCATATCTATTTGAGAGCAGCACATACATTATTGAATTGACCCTACTACTTGACATAAATTCAAGGTTATCATTTTCTCCGAAGTCATTGATGGCTGTATCTGACTCTATTCTTCGGATTTCCTGAAAAGTGGTTGAAGATAATCTTTAATGAAATATATACATAATTGCTGTAAAGCAATGTAATCGTTTTGAATATCGAGAGGCATATAAACTTCTCTACCTTTTTCTTTCAAAGTAACCCACATATTATTTAAAGATACTTCAATGTGTTCTAAAATAAAATTAAATAAAGTTTCAGTTTGAGATAACGAGTTAAAATTAATTTGTGTTTGAATTGCTAATATTTCAACCGTTGATATTTTACCAACTCTGAAAAGTTCTTTTCTTCCTTCTATATTAAATGTTTCATTTTCTTTCATTTTAATTTCCTCCTTTTAAGGTAATAAGGTAATGGTAACTATATAATCAGTTAAAGCTGCTTTAGCATTTGTTCCGAGATATAATGTTAATGTAGTTCCTCTAGATATAGTAGGTTGTATGGTAATTGAACCATTTGAACAACATAGATTTATTTCATGTGTAGCACTCGATTCTGTTATTTTAAAAATGGTTGAATGGAATCCTTGATTTCCTGAACCAGCAAATACTCCATAAGGAATTCTATTATATGATATAACAGTTGAGTAGTGAACTGAATTAGATTCAATATTTGAACTACTATCAAGCTCAATTAATACTCTTAAATTATCTAATGCACTTAATTCAGCACCATTTGCAAAATTTGATATTAAAGTGTTAAAATTGATAGAATAATAGAATAAAGAACCATACCTTGTGAAATTACCAATTTGTTTGTTAAATTTGAATTGTGAAATTAAATTACCAGTTTGTCTACTAAAATTTAATTCTAAATTACGTTTAAAACCAGGAATGTATTTTTTAGGAGTACTATGTGAACCTCCTGCTACAACAGATGTTAAATCATAAGCAGATAAATTACCATCAATATCATCTCCATCCGGAGTTAATGATGGATATTCAACATAATCCGTTTCACCTTGACCATTTGCTGTAATAAGTGACCTATCAGGAGCACTTCCTGTGTTTAAGTTATTAGCTTTAGCAACTACATCGGCTGAACCAACTCGTAAATTTCTACTTCCTGTCCAGTAAGGAGCAAATCCATCAGAGACTAATACATTTTGGTCTTCTCCTTCTTGAGGAGCACTTAAAAACTTAGTTTGACTATTTTGAGTATAAACTAACTCATTTGTACCAGCGTTTAATAAATCTTTAGCAGTTGTTGAATTTTTAACAGTTAGTCCATCACTTTCAAAAATATCAATAAGGTCTTTGCCTCCAATAGTCGAATCAACATTTTTTGAATTATTAACATTATCGACAGATTTTTTAAACACTGTCTTATTTCCAGTTGGACCAAATTCGAACTCAACGTTTGAATCAGCTTTAGTATTTGTGTTTTTAAAATCTAATAAAGAACTTGCTTCATCTGAACTATCAGCATGAGTAATATCTAAATCTTGTTCTGATACAAACAAGTATCCATTATTTTCAGTTTTAGTTGGATTATAGCATAATATTTGATTTTGATTGATACTAGAAGGGTTATATACAATTGGTTTCAAAGAATTGTTATAAAAGTAAACTATATATCCTGAAGTGTTAGCTGCATTAAACATATCCAGTAAATCATTTAATTTAGTTTTTTGATATGAGAAAAAAGTATTAAATAATTCAATGAAATCATTAAGAGAAGTATTAGGTCCATAAGTTTTATTTAATGATGAAGTTGATTCATCTGAAATAACATATTTAATAATAGCGTTTGCAATTAATGAATCTTGTCTTAAGATAGCATTCATTATATTTGAACGAACAACTGTACCAGATTGATATCCAGAAAGACGTTCATTTGAATTATTAAATTCTGAATCAGAAAGTATATTAGAAGTATTTTCAGCAAATACTTTTACATTATTTATATTAGCCATATTATAACGCCTCCCAATCATTAGCTAAGGTATTAGATATAGTTAAACCTAAATCACCTTCTGTAATTTCTTTTCCATTACTTAAATGAATAGTTAATTTGAAAGTTGATTGGTCGATAAACCAATAACCTTTCCAACCTTTTCTTCTAACCTTTAGACCTGCTTTCATCATTTTCCAAGCATCTCTAAATTTCATAAATTATTCCTCGCTTTCGCTGATTTTTTCTAAATAGTCAATATCATCAACAAATTCTTCTTTTTTCTTAGCTACTTTCTTAGCAGGTTTTTCAAGAACTTTATCCTTGTTTAATTCTACTTCAATTTTTTGATTTCCTTTATTTAATTTATCTTTTAATGCTTTAGCTTCTTCTTTTTCAAAATCAGGTTCATCTGTATATTCACCAATAGTTATAACCTTATCTTTTTGTAGACATTTAACAGTGTTCCATTCAGTGATTTCACTTGGATAAAAATGAGAACCTTCTCTAATAGGAATAATACGTTTTGACCAAAGTGAGTTAATTTTTAAGCGGTCAGCAACATGAGCGTCTGGATTTGTTACATCCCTATACTCTAAACCAGATGTTACATTAATATTAATTTGTGATTGAATTCTTACATAAGCTTTTTTCATATTTTAATTTCCTCCTTTTAAGCTTTTTAAAAATCATTTTCCATATCTATTATATATACTCTCATAAATTCACCATTTAAGAATCTACATAAATTGTCTTTTCTTTGAAGAGCATTATATAATTCAACATTTATTAAATTTACATTTTGTCTAGTTATTTCTTTATTTTGAAACTCTAGAATCTCTCGTACATTGTCGAATATGTAGAGTAATACTTCATCTGTCACATCATAAAAAGCGATGATATATTTATTTTTATAGAATTTTACCTTTTCTTTTTCAAGAGGTAACATAAATAATCACCTACTTTTTAGAATGCTTAAATAGTTTTTTGAATAATGAATCTTTTTGTTTTGTTATAAACTCATTTTCATTTTCTTTAATTTCATTTTCATTTTCTTCTTCAGGTTCATCCAAATCGATATTTTCAAATTCATCTTTAGTATTTTCTTCAAGTTCTTTTAAATATTCTTCATCAAAACCAAAATTAATTTCATTCTTATTAATAAAGTGTTGAAGAATTTCAGCATATTTCTTAGTTGTTAAAATACCATCACCTAACATACTTGATAATAAAGTTTGAAATTTAGATAAACCATCCATTCTTTCATCATCATGTTTTTTAATTAATAATGAATTAAATTCAAATTCAATATTTTCTTTGATATTGTATTTTTTGTAAAGAATCCACAAAAACTTTTCAAGGACTGGTCTAAAATAAGATTCAGCTCTATTTAAAATTGTTTCATCATATCTTTCTAATGCGTCCGTATCATTTGAGAATCCTTGTTTTAAATCTCCAAATAACACACCTTGCATTTCTAAAGCTGCAGAGATTAACCACATATTTTGTTCTAATAACTCGGCTAATCCATTTAAACCTGAAAAACCATGTTCTTGGTATTCGTCTTCTTTATCTAAGAAGGTTAAACTGTTATATGTCCTACCCCAGTTAACCATTTCTAACCTAGCTCGAAGTTGATTTTCTGAAGCTTCATCTTGACCCATGAAAACTCCTCTCATTCCAGCCATTTTGATAACTTCAATCAATGCTTTATTAACTAAAGATTGAATTGATGCTTTAAGTTGGTCATCTCTCGATAATTCGTTAAGAATGTGAGCTCCTTCTGCATATCCCCAACCTTGAAGCTGACCAGTTTTAATTAATTTAGGAGCTGTACGGTGTTCATATCTAAGAATGAAATCATGATGAACATTCATGCTAACTCCATCTGCAAAAGTAATTCTATAAGTTTTAGGTTTACCGAAGTCTAAAGATTTCATATTTGACACAGTATCTTCTGAAACAACTCCTACACCATACCATCTGTCCGTAACATACAATCGAATACTTTTAGAATCTTGTATTTTCTTTAAATCCATAGGTTTAGCGTAATCTTCATTGTTCATAGTATCAAACATAACAACTGCTACTGACCCACCAAATAAAGCACCCCATTGTAGAAGATTGATAAAATCAGTTCGATATTTTTTTAAATCTTTTAAAATCATATCTTTTTTTTCTTCGTCTTTTAAACTTAAAGTTATGCCACAACGAACAACATCAGTTGATGGTTTATCAATAGCTCTTCTAAAAACCCAAGAATCGTTATACAGAGCTAACCACAAAGGCCAGTTTAGAGTATCATTTGAAAAACCGTAATTAGTGAACGATTGAACTTTATCGTCAGTACCAATAGAACTTAGAGTATTTCCATAGTGGTCGTGAATTGAACTTTTCATTGCTTCAGAACTATTACCTAAGTCAACTAATTTTTCTATTTTTTCTTCAGAGCTATCTTCTAATGTTTTTCTTTCACTATCTTTTAACTGCATTTCTTTCATCATAGCAATAACTTTAGAATTACTGTAATTTTTATTTTCCTCTGACATATTGGAAAAATCCTCCTTTCTTTTTATATAATATATTATATCATATTATTTAAAAAAAGTACATAGTTTTTTAAAAAAAAGTGAAAATTTTTTAAATAAAAAAAAATGTAAAAAATGCAGGAAAATCCTGTGAAATGATGAAAAAAATTTATTGATAAAAAAAGATGATTTGAGTGATGTATTATTAACAATTAAGGTTTTTTAACATATTATATTATATAGTATATTATTATATTATATAGTATATATTATTATATTATTTTTTATAATAATATTATAAAATTATTTAATATTTAATAAAATATAACTTAAACTATATACCGCTAACATTTGAAAGTAATTAAGAACCTATATTAAGTATCTATTAACATTTTGGATTTAATGAAATGTTAATAGTCATTACAAACTTTTGAAAAATTTGAATCAAAATGTTAATAGGAAGTTAATAGGAAGTTAATAGGTCATCTTAATAGAGAATTTGCATATTTGAAAGTATTTAGAGACTATTAACATCATCTATTAACATTCATCATTTTTATTAACATTTATCATTTTTTTATTGTCATCTTAATAATCACTAAACAAATTTTTTAAAATAAATTATCATTTTAATTTACATACCTTTAAAAATGTGATATAATTAAATTGTAAAAATTAATAAAGGAGAAAATAAAAATTATGAAACAAATTATTGTTAGAATTAATGATTATGATGGAAAATTAATTGCAAAAGATTATTACTATTCACAAGCAAGATTTAATGATGAAGGAGCAGATTTTATTTACCAATTTTTAAATCCTGGTTGTGAAGTTCAAATCAAGATTGGTAATTTATATTCAAAATATTTAACACATTCTGAATTATTAGATATTATAAAAGAAGTTGAGTTATTAGATAATACTAATTATAATGAAAGAGAATGTATATATGATTATTTAATAAACGATTATGGTGTTCAATATTATATGAAAGAATATTTACCTAAATATTAAAAAAAAAATAAAAATAAATTATCATATTAGTTTACATACTTTTAAAAGTGTGATATAATTAAATTGTAAAAATTAATTTAAAGGAGAAAATAAAAATTATGAAATTAAGAGATGCTTTACAAAAAGGAATTATTACTTTAACAGATTTAGAAAAAGAATGTTTAAATGCAATTAGAGACCAAGGAAGCTTCTATGAAGAATCTATGGATTACAATCCTGAAACAGGAGAAAATGAATTTTCAGAAGGTCAATTCTTCGGTTGGGAAATATATGAAAGTGAAGTAAAAGGTTGTAGAGGAGCTATTGCATCATTAGTTAAAAAAGGAGTATTAGATACTTTGGATGATGATGAATGTACTGCTTATTATATTAATTATGAATTAGAATTTGAAGATGATAATATATGGAAAATTAAATTTGAATAGAGTTTTTAAAACTCTTTCTTAAAACCACAAACTGGTCCTAAGTCCAGTATAATCATAAGGTTGAAGGAGAAAGTGAGAAAAAATAAAATGAAAAATAATGAAATTGAAAAATTTGTGAAATTATTAAAAGAAAATGATTTTACAGATTCGTATGATTCCTATTTAATTGTAAATGATAATGATGTTATTTATAAAGACCAAGGAGGTTGGTTTGAATTAAAATTAGTTAATAAAAAAGAACAAAAATACATATTCAAATGTGATACATATAGTGATGAACCTTATTCCAAAATTATTAGTGGTGAAAAAGAATTTGATGAATTTTTAGAAGAATTTAAAACATTATACTGTTTTGATAATAGTGCTTATGATTTTATTCTAGATGAAGATGATGAAGATGAGGATGTAGAGTGGTAATTTATGAAAAGTAAAGTATGTATAATTTTTGATAAAGATTTTTTAGTTGATGATTTAATTTATTATAAGAAAGTATATAAAGGTTTATATTTAGTTAAATTTAATTTTATGCCATATAACTCAAGTAAATACTACAGTTATGTTAGTAAATTTAAAAAATCCTATCATCCTTTTATTAGAAATAATTATTATTTAATCACAAATTATGGAAAAGTTATGTACTCATTTAATGTGTATAATAAAGATTCAAAAAAGATGATTAAAAAATTTAAAAAGAATTATAAAAAATTCTTAAAAAGTTCAGAATATGAAAATGAAATGTTAAAATATTTGATGTTGTTTTGTAAATTAAAAACATAGATTGGAGAATATGATGATGAATAGTAGAAAATATTATGTAAGTACAGAGTATTTTAAAAATCAAGGTTTAGGATTAGATTTCATTGCCTCTGATTGTGAAAATACTGAAATTAGTGAAGATGAATGTAAAAAATTAAACTTAAAACAATTATGGAATTTTGATAAAGAATATCATAAAACTATAAAATTAAAATGTGTTGAAGAAGTTGATGAAAATAATGACATTTATATATTAGGTTATTATGAAGATTAAATTGGTCTTAAATTGAGAGGTGCAATTTTAGATATAAATTTAGCTGAAGGAAAACAGCGAAATCTAAAACCAACTAAATATTAATCAAATTGTTAAAAAGTAAAATATTGAAGACACCTCCTTCAATAATCTTTAAAGGAGAAAATATGAAAAAATGTAAATTTACGTTAGCGTTAGATATAGACGGTGATGATATTGAACTTAACATTGCTTTTGAATCTGAAAATTATGAAGATGCTATCGAATTTGTAAAAGATGTTATTAAACGTATGGATGTACTTAAGGAACTAGATGGTGAATGACTATGAAGAAAATTAAAGAAAATATAGATTTGAAAGAATTAGAAAAATATGGATATGAAGAAGAAAATTCAAGATATGTTAAATATACAAACGATACATATTATGATAATCCAATAACCATTACTGTTAATAAATTTACAAGAATTATAGAAAAATGTTATGCTTGGAAGTGTATGTTAGGTCCAATATATCACTCGCCTATTATAAAAAATGACAAACAGGTTAAACCTGATAAATATATCAAAGATTTAATAAAAGCAGGTTATGTGGAGGAGATAGAATGAGAAAGCGAATAATGTTAGTAGACCCACAAATAAAAAACGAACCATTATATGTTGATTTTTATGATAAGCATTATGCACCAGTAATAAACGACCAATACGTTTGCGATTTAACACCAAAACAAGTTTTGCAAATTATGAATAGTAATAGTTATGAATCAACAATTGTCGTGGATATAAACGTTATAAATGAGTTAGGAATTGATTATGAAATAATACCGAAATATGAAAATAAAAGATATTTTTTTAGAAAGGAGAATAAATAATGAAAATAACAGATTTTAAAAAAGAAGATTTAGAAAAAGGTATTATGATTAGAAGAAAGGGATGGGCAAAAGATATATCAATTTCTTTTAATAAAAGTGCTAGTATTTTTGATGCTTATATTAATGGAATTATAACAGGTGATAAAACAGATTTAACACTTGAAGATATTACAAGTGATGATTGGGAAATAGCTGACGAACCTAATAAAAGCTGGAAGCCTAAAGAAGGTGATACCATTTTTTATATAACCGAATCAGGTAGAGTAATATCTGGCTCTTTTCTATCACTCTTACCTAGTGATAATGATAAAGTACTTTTTAACAATGCTTTTCAAACCAGAGAAGAAGCCGAACATATGCTTGAAAAAATAAAAATTATTAATAAATTAAGAGAGTTATCAAATATTAATTTTAATGAAACTGATGACCACCATTATATGATTGTTTATCATAAGACTGATAATGAAATAATTAGCGACTATTGCTTTAGTTTAAATCCAATACCCTTTAATGTATTTTTTAAGACTAGAGAAGACTGCCAAAAAGCCATTGAAACAATAGGCGAAGATAATTTGAAGAAGTATTATTTTGATATTAAGGAGGAAAAATAATGACGGATTTAGAAATGACAAAACAATTATTAGAAAGAATGCATTTTGGTTATGAAATCAAAAATTGGAAGGCATGTATTGCAATGACCATATACGACTCAGATACGCTTATAGATATAACAACTTATGAATGTACTTTGTTATTTAATTTTGACGGTTCATATAGGGGGACGTTATAATAATGACATATGAAACAATTGTTAATTTTCAGGCATATAAAAAATATTATATAGAAGCAGATTCAAAAGAAGCTGCAATTGATAAAGCAAAAGAAAAGATATGTGTTGATTATAAAACACGAGATATATTAAAAATTTATATAAAAGAAAAGGAAGAATTTATCGAAGATACAAATATATATAGAATGGAGAATAAACTATGAATTTTAATAACCTTGATTATTATGAAATGGATAAATTAAATGAAACTTATTTTAAAGATGATTACAATAGAATGAAAAAAAGAGAAATACCAATGTTAGTAGACTTAAATTATTATACTTATGAGGGAATTCAATCTAATATATTATATTATTATTGTCCTAATTGCTATAAAAAAATTAAAAGAAATCATAATTATTGTCCTACTTGTGGTCAACATTTATTATGGATTAACACAGATGTTAGTGGAGGAAGCTTTATATAATGGAAGAATATAGAAAAGCTTTAAATAATTTAATTTCTAAAAAATATAATATTGAAGATATTCAAAAATTAAATGAGTTAATAAATGAACATGAAAAATTAAAAGAAGAATATCAAAAATTAAAAGAAATTAATTTAATTTTAAAAGTATGGAATAATGGAAGGAAAATATAAAATGAAAGAAAAAAATAAATATCAAGAAGCGTTAGATAATGCAGTAAGTGATATTGAATATTGTTATAATGATTCTTTTGAAGAGGTTCCTGAAAAACGCTTAAAAGAAGTCGAATTATTACAACAATTAGTAGATAAAGAAACGCCTAAAGAACCAATAGATAAAGGATTTAAAAATGACATTTTACAATATAAATGTCCAACTTGCAAAATTGGAAAAGTTGGCAGAATAATTGATAATGGTTGGAAAACAAAAGGAGAAGGTTTTACTAACTATTGTCCTAATTGTGGTCAAAAAATAAAATGGTGAAGGTGAACAAAACAATGGATTTTAAAGAATTACACAAAGATATTGAAAGATATTTAGAAGATAATCACTATCGTATTCATATGGGTTATTCAACTTATAGTGATTTTGATTTACTTTTTTTCCCAAATCAAGACTGTAAATTACTTGGAAAAACAAAAGAAGTAATAATTTGTTTAGCACAAACTTATAGAGATGTTATGTTAAAAGAAAAAATTATTTTGTTTTTTCTTAAAGATGATAAAATTTGTAGGTCAACATATTATAATAAAACTGAAAAGAATTTAGAAATAGTTAAAGATATTTTAGAAAATGGAATCAATGGTAGAAAATTTCCATTTGATTAATACAATAAAATGAAATGAGGAATAAAACAATGGATTTTAAAGAAGCATATCAAAAAATGTTAGAAGGAAAGAAAGTTAAAAGAAAAGGTTGGGAAGACTGGCAATATTATAAATTAATTGGAGATAATATGTATTATGCTAACAAACTAATAGCTTCAAATGTTAGTATTGAAAACGCTTTAGCTAACGATTGGGAAGTTGTAGAAGAAACTAAAAGCAAAGTTTGGAAACCTAAAAAAGGTGAAAATTATTTTTTTATCACTAGCAGTTTAGAAGTTAATAAATTTACAAATGAAGGAGATATGGTTGATGAAAGTATTATAGGCTGCGATAATTGTTTTAAAACTGAAGAAGAAGCTCAACATATGATAGAGAAGTTAAAAGTAATAAAAGAATTACAAAATTTTGCTTTAGAAAATAGAGATGAAGAAATTAGTTGGGATGAAGATAGTCGTTATAAATTTTATATTTACTTTGATTATAAGTGGAAAATGATAAGAATTACTTGGGCTACTGTAGCACATGGCTCTCCTTTTAATATATATTTTGCTTCAGAAAAAGCAATACATGATGCTATTGAATCTATTGGTGAAGACAGAATTAAAAAATATTACTTTGATGTTAAAGATTAAATTTATAATAAAAGGTAGAATTAAAAAATATTATTAGAGGTGAAAGAAAATGATAATTAAAAAGAAATTAAAAGATATTAGTTTGGAAGAATTAAAAGTGTGGAGTATAAAAAATTGCAAACAATTAACTTGTGAAAAGTGTGTTTTTTCAAAAGTTTATTGTGATGAATCTTTAAGGAATTGCTGGATAAATAACAAAGATATTTATTCTGATAAATTTTTAAATCAAGAAATAGAAATTGAGACTGATATTTTATCTGAAAAAGAAAAAGAGTATTTAAAATCAATAATTAGACCTTTTAAAGATAGGGTTGAATATATTGAGAAAAAAATAAATATGAATTGCATAGGTAGAAGTTTTTATTATATTACAATAACAACTAAAAGTGTTGTTAATGATAATATAATGGAAATAACAGCTCTTCCTTATTTTAACTTAGAAAGCAAAATGTATAATGGTATGGAACTCAACAAAGAATACACATTAAAAGAATTAAAATTATTATAGGAGGAAAATAAAAAAAATGAATAATTACATAATTAATTATACAATTAAAATGAAAGGTAGTATATGTATTAAAGCTCCAAGTGCAATTGATGCTAAATTAAATTTTATAGATTTATTGGATGAAAACAAAATAGAATTAGTTAATAATTCAAATTATCCGATTAAAATTGAAGATATTGAAATTGTTGAAGAAGATTAAAAAATAAAAATAAATTATCATATTATTTTACATACTTTTAAAAATGTGATATAATTAAATTGTAAAAATTAATAATAAATCATTTCTGAGAAAACGAAAAAATAAAATTAATATATTTATTCATTTGAATTCTTATAAATGATTTAGAGGAAAGGAAAATAATTATGAAAAAGAAAAAATTTATATTTTATAAATTAATAGGAGGAAAAAAAGTAGATTTATTAGAATTAATGTTAGATGCTTCAACATCTAAAGAAGTATTAAGAAAAAGTTTAAATTATCTAAATTTTGATGGAATTGATACAGTTTGTATTATAGGTGAATCTCATGCCATTTAATGCATATATCGGAAATTATATTATTTTAAAACATAAGATAATTAACAAAACTTTAATATTTAAAAATAGAGGAGAATTAGTTAAATATTTATCAGATAACTTAACTAATAAACCAAATTCTTTTGAAAAAGATATATTAAGTCTTCAAAAAGAAGAATTAGTATATAAATATTTAAAAAATTATTATATTAATATATGAGGAGAAGATATGAAAAAAATTTGCAAAAAATATAACTTAAATCCTGAAACGTATAATAAATTTATCTCTGTAATAATTAAAAATCTTAATTTTAAAGAAAGTGTTAATTTATTAAATCCGGAACTCCAAAAAGTTAAACCTTATTTAGACGCTGTGAAAGAGTTATTAGAAAAAGGAGATATCTCTAATGAATAATGATTTTAAACTTTTAATATTAGAATCATCTTCAAATCGTTCAAAAGTTTATTTATTAATAAGTAAATCAGAATACAATGTTGCTTCTCAATTTGTTAAACAAATGAAAAAAAGGTATAATATTTATCAAATTAAAGATGAAATTATTTCAAATTTTAATGCATATGATTTAGAATATAATTATATGAATCTTGATTAAAGGAGGTTCTAATGACACAAATTAAAAAAATAAATGATATTGCTGCATCAGTAGATTCTGCAGTAGTCATGGATAGACCTCTTTCTGATTGGAGACCGATTCTTTCAGAAGAATGCCAAGTTTACGTTTTTGGTGAAAATTATATCGCTAAAAGATTTGACCAAATTCATTATAAATTTTGTGAAAAATTAGAAGCAAAAGATATATTAATTGATAATTTATATGCATTGTTAAGATATAAATATTTCCCTAAATCAAGTGAAGCAATAGATGATAAAATTTCAAAAATAGTTCAAAATTTCACAGCAAATTTAAAAACAAGTTTAAAAAAAGTATCATTAGAGGATGATACATTATGTGAGCATATTAACTTTTTACCTGATTATTGTGTTGCTTTTAGAAATGGAGTATATGATTTTAAAAATGATAAATGGCTTTTAAAATATGATATTATTTATATTGAAAGTCTTAAAAATACAATTTATCAATATGACCCAAAATGGATAATAACTTGGTATATTAATTTAGATTTTGAACCTTTACCTGTTTCAATCATGGAAACCAGCTTAGAAGAATTTATCGACTTAGTTAAAGAAATGATAAAAGATAGTCATAATTACTGTTTTGAATTGATGTATAATATAGCGCATGATGTAGAAGATAAATTTTCATTAAAGCGATTTAATCACCTTTGTGAAATATTAGGTTACACTTTAAATATATCATTTTTACAACATTTTGTAATATTAGTTGGTTCTGGACAAAATGGTAAAAACTCATTATTAGATGGATGTTTCACACATAGAGTTGTTCCAACTCCAACATCAAATTCAATTGAATCTTTTGAAACAGATAGATTTATCACTGGTGCTTTAGAAAATCATGCTCATAATTTTTATTTAGAAACATCACAAAAAACGAAAGAATTTGATTCACAAGTATTAAAAAATATCACAGGTAGTATGTACCAAACAATTGAAGTTAAAGGTATACAAAAGTATTCTTCTCTTATAAATTGTAAACATATTTTTGCAGCAAATGACCAAGCAAAATTAAAATTTAGTGATACTACTCATGGATTTAGAAGAAGAATTAATGTATTTGAAATATTTTATAGGTGGGATTCTCAAAAAAGATATTTGAAAAAAGGTGATTATTATGATACATCTTTTAGTGATTCTTTAAAAGAAATTAAGGGAGATATATCGAATGTAATAATGTATGTTTATTTTGGAATGTATGGATTAAAAAGTTCAACAAAAGGTTGGGAACAAAATTTTAAATTTACTTCAAATGAATGGAATTTGACATATTCTGATATTGATGTTGATGTTAAAGAAAAAATTGAATCTACATCTATTCAACAAATTACAAATGAAATGTTTAAATCTAAAGAAGAATTTAAAGTTTTATTTTATGATTTGAAAAAAGTTAGATTATACGAATCTAAAACAGTTCACAAATTGGGCTATAAAACTTATGATGATTTATTAAAAATGTTAGATAACGTTGAAGAAGCATCATATTATTTTTCAGAAAATGATGTTTATATGAATTTAAGATTAGTTCAAAAGATTATTAATGATAAATCAACTTCTATTAATTTTACACAAAAAATTAAAAAAATATATAATTTAAACGGATTAAGTAATATATATAATAATCAACCATATGTTAAGGTTAGATTTATTAATAATAAAATGAGAATTATTAGTTAGGAGTTATTAAATGCCAAAAAAGAAAAAAGAAAATTTATATGATAATTTAATGACTGAAGAATTTAAACAAAAACAAATTGAATATTTAGACACTATTAAAAATAATCCTCAATATTCACTAATTGTTGACCCTGAAAATAAATACAATTTAACATTGCAACAAAAAGAATTTATTGGTTTATATTGCGAATTTAAAAATATTCAACTTGCTGCTATGATGAGTAATTTAGAGTTGGAAGAAGCTATGACATTATATTCAAGTTATCCGTGTCAACAAGAGATTAGGAGAATTAATTTAGCAATGTATCAAACACAATTTGCTAATAAGTTGATTTCACTAAATGAATTAGGAGGATATTTAACATCTTTATTATGTGATGCAGTACCTAGTGGAGATAAATTATCACCTTCTGATAAATTAAAAGTAGCACAATTAATTTTAGATTTAAACAAAACATTAAAAGAAACACCTAATGAAGTTAAAGATATTGTAGATATTCCGATTGATACTCAAATTAAAGATTTATCAATTAAATCAATTAAAGCTTTACTAGAAGCAAATAAAAATAAAGATAAAATAAAAGAAGAAAAAGAAAAAATTATAGAATCATTTGAAAATTTTGATAATTTTTCACAAGAAGAAATTAGTTTTTTAAACACATTATCAACTAAAGAATTATTAGATTTATTGAATTCAATGGAAAAGGAGACTAAATAATGAATCAAAACCAATCATTTAAAGCAATTCAAATTCCATATATGTTATATGAAGAATGGTGTAAAGAAAAAGAAAAAAATCCGTCTTTACCTAAAACAAAAGAAGAATTTTTTAGATTAATTTTAGATGGAAAATTAGTTAGAGAAGGAAATAAATTAATTAGAAAGAGAATTCGAGAAAATGAAAAAAGATAAAAATATTTGTAAAATTTATTTTGATGAAAAAAAATATAATATGGAATTAAATTTATCAGAAACATATAAATTAAGTTTATCTCGACAACTTTTAGATGATTCTTTAAAATTTATTAAAATTAGCAATTTAGTTATTAATAAGGATAAAATAGAGTATGTCGAATTCATTTAGACCATCTTGGGAAGAAACCTATTTTGAAATTGCTAAAGTTATAAGTAAAAGAAGTAAAGACCCTCATACAAAAGTTGGAGCTGTTTTAGTTAAGGATGGAAGAGTTTTAGGAGTTGGTTACAATGGTGAACCGAGAGAATTTACATATTCATTTAACTGGTTTACTGAAGAAAAATATAATTATGTTATTCATGCTGAGTTAAATGCAATTGCTAATGCCTGTTCTATAGGAGCAAATGTTACAGGAAGTGATATATACTTAACTTTATCACCATGTTCAAATTGTATAAAATTATTAATTCAACATCAAATTCGAAATGTTTATTTTTTAAAAAAATATAAGGATTTTGAGTTAACTGAAAAAATTGCAAATCATGCAAATATAAATTTAATTTACAAAGGAGAAAAATAAAATGGAAGAAAATAAATATGAATTAATTGAAAATAAAGAAGGATATGCTGTAATCTCTCAAAAGGTTGAACAAATTTTAGATGATTATAACACAACTAAAAAAGAATTTGAAAAAAGAGAAAAACTTTTTAGAGATTCTTTATTTAAGGCAATGCAAGAGAATAATATTATAAGTGCAAAAGTTGGAAAATATAATATTTCTCAAGTAATTGGAAAACCATCATATATATTGGATGAAGATAAATTTTTAACAGAAGTAGATATCGCAACATTAAATCTTTTTGCAAAAATTGAAGAAACTGAAGAATTTGATATTCAACGTTTTATAAAAGAATGTCCTGAGTTATATCAAAAATATCTAAATAAACAACAAAAAGTTGTTTATGATTTAGAAAAATTAAAGAAACTTCGTCCAGATTTATATGATAAATACACTATTGTTGTTCCTAGTACTAAACAACCATATCTAATGATTAAAGAAAGTTCTAAAAAATAATGGCTAAAAAAGATAAAATAAATTATATTTGTTTAGTAGGAATGATGAATGAAAATAATGAAATTTTATATCAAAAAGAATGTGAAGGAGAAAAAAAAGTAGTTATTGATTTTATAAATAAGTATAATCAAAAATATTCAGTTCTTTATTTTCATGAAAAAAATTTAAAATTTGTTGTTAAAATTAATGAATTAGATTGGATGACAGTTGAAGATTTAATAAATAAAAATTTAGCGATTAGAAGGTTAAAATAAAATGGAAAATAATCAAATTATATGGTCACATAGTAAATTATCAACTTTATTAAAATCACCGATGAATTATAATTTAAGTTATAATTATGGTGTTTTTCCAAAGTTCGAAAAAGAAGCTTTAGGATTAGGTTCAGCAGTTCATTGGGGTATTGAGTATAATACTTCTGATTTAGAAAAATATTATGAAGAAAATTCAAAATTTAAAAATAAAGCTAAAATAAAAGACGAACAAATAACCGCTGAATCAATGGTAGGTGGGTATCTAACTCATAAAAATAAATTATTTGATATTATTTTAGAAAATGATGAATTAATATCTGAAGTTCATGAATTAAAAATTTATGGTATTCTTCCTTCAAAAATTTTAAAAGAGGGAAATAAATTTGTTGGAATTATTGATTTACTACTATTAACAAACAAAGGATTTATCGTTGTTGATTATAAAACTTCATCTTCCATTCCAGATTGGTCAAATTATTTAGACCAACTTTATAGATATATTTTCTTATTAAATTCTGAATTTCCAGAAACTCCAGTTTATAAAATTGCAATAATTAATTTAAGAAAATGTAGAGTTAAAAGAAAACCAAATGAAAATGATGCTTCTTTTAGAAAAAGATTAGATATAATATATCAATTAAATGATGAACAACATATCGATGTTCATGTGTTTAAATCAAACGAACTTAATATTACTGATATGAATACATATATTAATAATTTATCAATCATGTGCGATGCCGGTTTATCAATTATTAATAATAATTGTTATTATACTAATTATGCTAGTTTAGATGATTATGGAGGTTCAGATTTAAAGGAATTATTACTAAAAGAAGATGGAGCATATACTTTGTATAATATTCGAGATAAATATTATAATGAATTGTCAAATACAATTGATGATTATAGGGACATGCAAGAATTAGATGTTGAAGTAATATTTAATAATTATAATTATATCGATAGATATTCAAAATTTAAAGAAATATATGATAAATTTTTAAAAGAATTTGAAATTAATGAAAATTTTGAAAAATTTGATGATTATTTTATATGTTATATTTCTGAAATGAATTATAATTATGATGAAAAATTAATTCGAAATTATTTAATAGTTTATAAATACTGTTTAAAGGAAAAAGAGAAAGAAAAAATAAAATAAATTATCATATTATTTTACAAACTTTTAAATTTATGATATAATGATTATGTAAAAATTAATAATGAAAGGAGGAAATTATATTGAGTAAAAACAATTTGAAATTATTAGAAAGAAATGATTTGGAAGTATTTATTAACAAATATGAATTTACCATTCATGACCAATATGTTATTGTTTCAGTAAAAACATTTAATCGGCCAACATTACACGATAAAAGCAAATCTTTTTCAATTTCATGTAATAACCGAAAATTAATTATTACACCTGAAGCAATTAATTTATGGGAAAATCATTTTAGAGATAAGAACTTAATTGAAGTTCAAAATGCATTAAATACAATAATTTTAATGTATCAATCTCCAAATCCACAAGATGTCGAAAAAATTTTAAATAAAGAAATTTAAGAAAGGAAAAATTAAAAAATTATGAAAAGAATTAAAATGATATTATATGGTGAACCTGGAGTTGGTAAATCCGTATTTGCAGTTAAATTTCCAAAACCATTCTTTATTTGTTCAGATAACAACTATGAATGGTTATTAGATTTTGGAGCTAAAGAAGAAGCTCATATAAAAGTTACATCATGGGCACAGGCTAAAAAAGTATTTAAAGAAGAGTATAACGACTATGAAACAATTGTCGTCGATTTAACTGAAGATTTATTTATGTGGTGTGAATTAGAATGGTGTAATAGAAATGGTGTAGAACATCCATCTGATTTAGGTTGGGGAAAAGGATATTCTGGTCCTCGAAATGAATTTTTCGTTGAAATTTCAAGATTATTAGCAAAAGATAAACATATCGTATTGTTAATGCATGGTGAAGTTATCACATTAAAGAATAAAAGAGGAGTTGAATATAATACATACCGACCAACTTCAAGAATTCCAGATAAACTTTTAGACCAATTAGAAGGAAGAGTTAGATATTGTTTAAGAGCATATATTGATTCAAAAGAAGTTGACGGCAAATTAGTTAAAACTCGTTATTTATCTTTAGTACCTAAAGAAGATGAGTATGGTATAATTAGAGGAGTAAATGAAAATGAAATTCCTCAAACAATTCCTCTAGATTTTAATGTTTTTTGGAATACAGTAATTGGTTCTGAAAAACCAATAGAATTGAGTAAAGAAGTTAAAGAAGAAATTAAAAAAGAAGCTGAAGAAGTTGAAGAAGTTAAAGAAAAACCCACTCGAATTAGAAGAAAAAAGGTAAATAATGAAGTTGGTGATGATGGTTTAACTGATGAACAACGAAATGAGTTTAAAGAACAAATGGAAAAAACTAATTCTGAAATTGAAAAAATAAGAGAAGAATTAAAATCTGAAACCATTGGTGAAAAAGAAATTAATGGAGAAGATGTAATTCAAGAAACAGTTGTTCAAGAAGAAAAACCATTATCTAAAGAAGAAAAATTAGCAGCATTAAAAGCTAAATTAAATAAAGTTAATCAAGAAGTTAAAGAAGAACCAAAACAAGAAATTAAAGAAGAAGTTAAAGCTGAAGTTAAAGAAGTTATTCAAGAAAATAAACCTTTAACAAGAGAAGAAAAGTTGGCTGCCTTAAAAGCTAAATTACAAAATATGAAACGTTAGGAGAAAATTAAATTATGAGTGATAAATTAACAAATGTATATGAAAGTGTAAATAGTATATTAGCAAAGGTAAATGTCAATAAGATTGACCCAAATTCATCTGATTTTGAAAGTTTACCTGAAGGATATTATTTATCAGAAGTTGTGAAAGCAGAATATGAAAACTTTCCAGACGGTTCAAAAGCTCCTCGAATTAAATTACAATTAAAAGTAGTTGATGATGGTTTAAGAGTTGTTATAAATGAAAATGGAGATAGTACTTTAGAGCCAATTTCAAAATCTAAAGGAAGAATGATTTTTAAATATTATAGATTAACAACTGTTGAAGAAGCTGAAAGATGCATAAAAGATTTATTAAAATTTGAAGGTGAAAATCCAGGAGAATCTTTACTTGAAAGAGACTATTTCACAAATGAAGATTTATTAGTAGAAGCATTAGAAATATTAGAAGGTTCTCAAATTTATGTTCAAAATACAATTACTAAGAAAAAAGATGGAGAAAGTTCTTCATGGATTAATTTACTTTCATGGGAAAGAGCTACAAAGTTAGGTTTAATTGACGAATAAAAATGAATGCATTAGATACAATTAATAATATCATAAATAATACTTATTTACCACTTGCAGATTTGAAGTATTGTTTAGTTAATAAAAATAAAATACCTTTTAAAATTAATGGTGAAAACGCAAAACCAAATAATATAAATGATTTTGTTGATATTGACACATTATTAAATTGTAATAATTTGGAAGATTATTCAGGAGTAGGAATTTCAATTCAGGCTTCAAATATTTCAGCAATAGACGTTGATAAATGTTTTAAAATTCCATTTGATATAAATTCAGCAGATGATAGAGCATTAGATATAATTCAACGGTTTTTTGATTATGCTTACATTGAATTTTCATTTTCAGGAAAAGGATTACGCGTTTTATTTAAACAAGAAATAATCGAAAATTATTCTAAAACATTTTATATTAAAAATGAATCAAATGGAATTGAATTTTATCAACCTTCTCAAAGTTATCGATATGTTACTATCACTGGAAGAGTAATTAATAATAAAGAAATAAATACAAATAAAGATTTTTCTCATATAATTTTAAAATTCTTAAATGATTATATGAAAAGACCAGAAAAAATTAAAAAAGAAATTATTGTTATAAAAGAAGATAATCGAAGTATTGAAGAAATAATGAAAAAAGTAAAATCAAAATTATTAATAGATTATATTTTTCAAGAAAAATGGTTTTCACATGCTCCTGGAAGTAATTCAAATGAAAGTGAAATTGATTATTTTATACTTTCATATTTGTTTGAAAATGTTGTTCAAGATAAAGAAAAATTAAGAATTGTTTTTGAAACTTCTCCTTATTTTAAAAGTAAAGATAAAAAACATTTAAACAAATGGATGTATAATGATTATCGATATTATAATTATATTTATGAAAGGTTAAAATAGATATGAAAAGTAAAACAATTACAACATTAGTTGTTGAAGGAACTGACGGTGTTGGAAAAACAACATTATATAAAAATTTATTAGATTATTATAACTATATGTATTGTGTATATGATAGAGGAGAATTATCAAATATTGTATATGCTGAAAAATACAATCGTCCATTTTGTTCAACACAAAGAGGTTTACCTATATTATATATTTTATTAATTTGTAATAAATCTGAATTAAAAAGAAGAATTATAGAAAGAGCTGAAAATGAAAAATGGTTAGCAAAAGATGTTAATAGTGAATTAAATAAGATAAATGACCAAGATAACTTTATTAAATATTATGATTCTTTTAAAAAGGATTATCATATAATTAAAATTGATTGCACAAATTTAAATGAAAAAGAATTATTAAAATTAGCAGTTAAAGAAATAAATAATTATGTTAATAATTTATCTATTGACGATAACTTAAGTTCGTGGAATGAATTATACAAATCAGGATGTGAAAAATTAGGATTAAAATTTAAGTGTATAAATAATCAACCTTATATTAATAATGTACCGATTATGGCAGAATGTAATTTACACAACGGTATGTATGAAATGTTTGATAATAAAACAATTCCTCATAATTTAATATATTGCCAAGCATATACTCAAAAAGAATTTATGTTTGATTGCGATTTTTCAATAGTTGATTTTTATGATAGGAAAGAAGATTTTTCATATATTATTAATTCAAAAATTTTTTCGAGACGCGAGTTGTTTGATTATTTTAAAAAATTTACTGAAAATAATATATCATGTATTACTGGAGATATTTTTATCGATAATCCATTAATTAAACGCTCTCCTCGAGTTTTTGGTGATGATTATATTAAAAAAATAGGAGAAGCAAAAGCAACTGTTTATGTTGCTAGAGAATTAGCATATTTAAAATATACAACAACTAGATTATATGAAAGTATTTTAGCAAAGCAAATAATATTTGTTGATAAATTATCTGACCCTGAATGTATTATTTTAAATTCAATTTATAAAAATTCAAAATATAAAAGTACTTTAATATCATTATTATATGTTGATGAAAATTCAATTTGTGATAATTATAAAATAATTCTTAATGATTATAATTTGGTTAATGAAATTATAATAAATCAATTTAATTATTATAACGAATTAAAAGCAAGTGTATTAACAAATAATTTATTTATTCAATTAGGAGATAAAAATGAAAGTAATTAAAGGAAATACAATAACAGATGTATATAAAGAATTAATAGATTATTTATTAAGTGAAAGTATTGAATGTAATAATGGAACAAAAGAAATTGAAAATGGTATTTTAGAAATATTAAATCCTTCATTAGAAAATATCAATTTTCCATATCGTCATATTTCGATAAAATATTCTGATGCTGAACTTGAATGGTATTGGAAAGCACATAATTCATGTGATGAAATAGGAAAATTTGCTAAAATGTGGTTAAATTTAACAGATGATGGAAAAACTAATAATTCTGCATATGGATATATTTTATTCAAAAAATATAACTTTAATCAATTAGAGCAAATTATAGAATTATTAAAAAAAGATATTGACAGTAGAAGAGCAGTATTAAATATTTCTGACCCAACAATTAATAGAATAACAACAAAAGATATGCAATGTACAATTGGACTTCAATTTTTAATTAGAAATAATAAATTAAATATGACAGTATATATGAGGAGTAATGATGTATATTTTGGACTTCCATATGATTATATCTTCTTTGAGAGTATTCATCAATATATTTTTATGAGATTAAAAGAATGTTATTCTGAATTAAAATTAGGTTCTTATACACATGTTGCAACATCATTACATATGTATAATAGAGATGTAGAAAAATTTAAAACTCAAAAATCAAATTTTATTTCAATAGATATGGATAAAATAAAAAAATATTATAAAGAAGGAGATTCTATAAAATGTTAAAATCTATAAGTTTTATTATACCTTGCGCAGGAAAAGGAAGTAGACTGTCAATTCCTTCAGCAAAAGAATTATTACCTGTTGATTATAACACAACACTAATTGATTGTGTATTTAATAATTTAAAAAATTATAAATATAAAGCTAATTTTATTTTTATTATTTCAAAAGAAAAAACTGACTTAATAAAATATTTAAGTAAATATTCAGATAATTATGATATTTATTTCGTATATCAAAAATCAAATAAAAAAGATTTATTAGGTGCAATAGAATCTGCTGAAAATTTATTTAGTGAAAAAAATATATTAATATTACCTGATATATTATTATTAGATGATAGTATCTATTTAAAAATAGATGATTACATTAAATTATTAGATAAAAATATTGATTTATCTATTTTAGATTATTGTGAGTTTAGTGATAGTAAAAAAGAAAAATTGGGAAATGTTAAATATGATGAGAATGAAAACATATTAGGAATTATAGATAAACCAACAAATCATACAATACTACAAAATGAGAATTCATTTTGCTGGGTATCTTTAGGATTTAGAAGTGATAAAGTGTTTGAATTTTATAATATTTTTAAACAAATCCAAATAAAAGATAAATATGTTGATTTAGAAAAAAATAAAATTAATGCAAAATCTATTCATATTCGTAATGCTATTGATTTAGGTGTATGGGATAATATAAGATTATTTCATTCACAATATGAATATTATATAAATCTAGAAAAAGTTTGTGGTCGAGATTATTTACATTTTAATAAAAAAGATATATAATTAATAAAAGGAGAAATGTTAAAATGAAAATTAAGTTATTAGATAAAGGAAAATTTCCTACAAAATCTCATAAAGAAGATATAGGTTTAGATTTATATTTACCTGAAAAGATAATATTAACACCTTTTGAGACAAAAACAATAGGTTTAAAAATGTGTGTTGCAATTCCAGAAGGATTTGCAGGAATGATTGTTCCTAGAAGTTCAATTGCTAAAAAAGGATTAATTATGCAAACTCAAATTATCGACCCTGGTTATCAAGGAGAGATTCATTTAATTGTTACGAATTGTTCAAATTCAATTCAAACATTTGATGAAAATGAAAGATTATGTTCACTTGTTGTTTATTCAATTTTAAATCCTTATCTTGAAGAGGTTAATGAATTCACAGAAATTTCAAGTAGAGGAAAAAATGGTTTAGGAAGTTCAGGAAAATATTAAAATGAATACTTTTAAAATTGTTATTTTTGATTTTGAAGTATTTAAGTATAATACTTTATTAGGAGCAATCGTAATTAATGATGGTGAAATTAACTTATTTCAATCATGGGATTTAGATGAAATTAAAAACTTTTACAAAGAACATATTAATGATATCTGGGTAGGTCATAATAATGAAAGATATGATAATTTTATATTACAATCTATTATTTGTAATATAAATCCATATATAACATCTAAAACAATAATTAATTCTGATGAATTCAAATATAAAAAATTAGGTATTCATTTATATTATTTTGATATTTTTTTAAATCATCCAGGTTCATTAAAAGCAATAGAATGTGGAAATGGTAAAAACATTTCTGAAACAAATGTAGAGTTTGATATTAATAGAGAATTAACGATTGAAGAGAAAGAATTAACAGAATCATATAACTTTGATGATTTAGAGCAAACATTTGAAAATTTTTTAGAAATTTTTGAAGAGTTAAAATTAAGATTGTTAATGATTCAAGAATTTAATTTAGATATGACAGTATTACACTGCTCTGAAACTCAATGTGCTGAAAAAGTATTGAAATCAACAAAAATTGAAGGTATTGAAAATTGTTATGTTGCTCCTAAAATTTATCCTGATATGCAAGTAAAAAATCAAGATGTATTAAATTTTTATTTAAAAGAAAAATTTAGGATGGAAAATCAATCATTTATATTTGATTTATGTGGAGTACCACACAAATTAGCAAAAGGTGGTTTACATGGTGCTGAAAAGTTTTGTCATGTTGATTGGGCTTATTATTTTGACGTTTCAGGATATTATAATTTAATAATGATTTTAAAAGGATTATTACCTAGAACAATTCCTGATGAAGGTAAAAAATTATATGAATATATGTATCATAAACAATTAGAGTTAAAAATAACAAATCCTATTATGAGACCTGTGTATAAAACAATTTTACTTGCAGTGTTTGGTTCAATGTTAAATAAATGGACTCAATTTTATGACCCTCAGCGCGGTACTTTAGTTACTATTTTAGGACAATTATACATTATTGATTTATTAGAGAAATTAGAAGGTAAAATAAGATTAATACAAACAAATACAGATGGTGTAATTGCGAAACCATTAAATGAAAAATATGAAAAAGAAATGATTGATATAATTAATGAATGGCAAAAAAGAACAGGATTTACATTAAAATTTGATAAAATATATGACATTCATCAAAGAGATGTTAACAACTATATGTACAGAGATGAAAAAGGAAAAATTAATGTTCATGGAGAATTAGTTAAATATTATGATTCATGGGAGAAAGTTCTTCAAAAAGATGTATTCAATACAAAAGAACCTCCGATAATTCATCATGGAGTAGTTGAATTTTATATGAATAAAAAGTTACCAGAGCAAACTGTTGAAGAAAATAAAAATAATTTAAGAATGTTTCAATATTGTTGTCGAAAAAACTCATTTGATTGGTTAGAATATGAAGAAATTAATTTAGAAAATGGTGAAATAAAAACTATAAAACTTCAACACGTTAATAGAGCGTTTGCAATGAAATCTGATAAATACTTAGGAATGATTTACAAACGAAAATATGTAGGTAAAACAACAAAAGCTAAAGCTCAAAATTTACCTGATTCTGTTTTTGTTTATAATCATGAAATACTTTCTAAAGAAACAGTTAATAAATTAGTTAACGAAATTGATTATGATTACTACGTTAAAAGAATATACGAAAGAATTAAAGAATTAATATATATTCCAATCATAAAGGATTTAAAGATATGAATAAAAGAATAGAAAATGAAATTAGAAAAATATATATCTCTGTTTTTAATAAAGTTTATAAAAATGTTAAAAAAGAAAAGATATTATATAGTAAAAATAAACAAGAGAGAATAGATGATATTATTTTAAGATTAGAAAATTCAAAAAAATATAAAGAGTTTGCTGAAAAATTTGCAAAAGAATTATCAAAAAGAGGTTTATCTCAACAAAGAGGTATATGGAGAAAATTTTATGCAGCTGCAAAACAAAAGAAACATATTGTATTACCTTCAACCTATAAAGAATTTGAATTATTACAATTTAAAAAAGCAGTGTTACATAATCTAAAAATGATTAAATCAATTCCAGATGAAGTAAAAGAAGTATATAAATATAAATATACTAAAACATTAATAAATTCAGTAGTTTTAGGTAAAGTTGGAAGAAAAACTTTTGAAAAAGAACTTTTAGAATCTGGAGCAAAGAGAGCAAAATTAATTGCTCGAACCGAAACAGCTAAATTACAAACTGCTATATTAGAAAATCGTTCATCGGATTTAGGTTCAATAGCGTATATTTGGAAATCGTCAAATGACAGACGAACTAGACAATCACATAAAGAAATGAACAATGTTGTTGTATTTTGGAGAAAAAATTTAGAAAAACCTTTATTAGATGGAATGTATGGTAATGCAGGAGAATTTCCAAATTGTAGATGCACACCACTACCAATTTTTGATGAAAGTGATTTAAGTAAAAATGTATATAAATTATATGATTATCGAAATCATACAATTGTAAGTGTAACAAAATTTGAATTATTACAATTCATGAATAATAAACAAATATTTTAAAATATAAAGCTTAAAAACAATAGTTTTTTAAACTTTAAAAAATTATTTATATAAATATATAGGAGGAATAATATGAGTGAAAAAACATATATAAATAAATTAGAAGAAATGATTGAGTCTAGAGAAGAAGCAATCGAAAATTTAAGAAATGTTATTAACGACCAATTAGCGGTAATAGAGGTTTTAAGTAAAGATGATGAAGGTAAAAAAAATAAAAGATTTACAAAATTAATAGATGAATTAAAAGAACAAACAAATGTTCTTGGAAAAAATATAGAGAAATTAACAACTAAAAACGTAAATACTACTAAATTAATTGAAATATTAAGAGATAATAAGGAATATGATAGAATTTGTACTTTAGTAATTGATGAACTTGAAATATTTAAAGAAGAAAATTAAATATGAATATTTTAGAAAAAACTTTATATCGAGAATTATATCGTAAAAGTTTTTATGAATTTGTAAAAGATTTTTGGAGCGAAGCAGACCCATCAAAATTAGTTGATGGTAAATTGATTCAATTATATTGCGAAATCTTTCAGTATCTTTGTAAACCTTGGATTGGTTATGAAGAAATAAATGTAGAATTACCTAAATTAAAAGAAGATGATATATTAATTGATATTCGAGGAAAGAAAAATAAAATAATTATAAATGTTCCTCCTCGTCATTCAAAATCAATGATATTTAATGTTTTAGGACCGACTTGGATTTGGTCATATTTCCCTATTAAAGCTGCATCAATTTCTCATACAGGCGGGTTAGCTAAAAAAATGAATATGAAACGACAATCTTTAATATCTTCAGAAAGATATAAAGAAATCTACCCCGATATTAAAATTATTACAGATTCTAACACATCACTAATTGATTCCAGAGGAGGGGAATTATATTCATTAAATAAAAATGCATTTACCGGTTATGGTGGAGATATAATTATTAATGATGACTTAACAAATGCAGAAACAGCGAGAAAAGATATGGAAGAAATGAATAATTCTTGGGAATATTATCGTAATACAATGCCTTCCCGAATTAATGATATAAATAAATGTATAATTTTAAATATTCAACAGAGGTTAGCTCCAAATGATGTTACAGGAAGAATTTTATCAGATTCTAAATTATCAAAAAATTATATTCATTTAGTATTACCTGCTAAATTTGATAGAGATACATATGTTGTTTGTCCTATTTCAGGAGATATATTAGTTTGGAAAAAAGGTGAATATTTATGGCCTGAAAGATTTGGAAATTATGAATCTTTAAGAGACGATGTTGGTGAAGTTATTTGGAAAACACAATATCTTCAAAACCCAACCGCAACCGATAAAACCGTATTTAAAGAAGATATGCTTGTTTTAAAGGATAAAAATGAAGTTCCTGGAATTGAATATGCAGATATGATTTATGCTTCTCACGATTTCCCAGTTAAGGATAAAGAAAAGTCAGATAATTTAGGAAGTGTTTTAGGTTATAAGATAGGAGCAACACTCTATATAATTGATTGCTTGGAAAAGAAAATGGGATTTACGGCCGGTGTAAATTACGTAAGACAATTAGATTCTCATTATCTAGGTTCAATTCAAATTATTGAAGATAAAGCAAATGGAAGTCCTATTATTGAACAACTTCAAGATGAAATTCCAGGAATTCAAGCATATAACCCTGGAACAAATTCAAAAGTCCAAAGAGCTGAATCAAGTTCATTATATATACAAAATGTTGTTTTTGTTAAAACTAAATTTAATAAATTTACTAATACATATGAACTTTCAGAGTCATTAAAAAATTTAATTCAAAGATTGTTAGATTTTCCTTTTGTTAAACATGATGATATCGTCGATGCATTTACTATGTTAGTATTATTTGTATTTATGGATAGAAGATACAGTGTTTATGGAAGGTCATTTAATGATTATAATATTTGTGATATTTCACAATTTAAAAATTTAGATTATTCAACTATTTTCTTTAACAGAGAAGGAGATATTTGGAAAGCATTAGAAATATCAGTTCTTTATGGAGTAACAACTAAATTAGTTGTAAAAAAAGAAATAAGATTTAAATCATCTGTTGAGGAAGGATTATTGAAATTAAAAGAATTTTCAAACGGTAAAAATATATTTATTGATTGTAGTGAGAGTAGTGCACTACGAGGAATGTATTCAAATGGATATACGATTGAAAGATATGAAATTGAAGATTTTGAACAATCTGTTGCTCAAGTAAATCTCGCATTTTCAAAAAAATTAATTTTAATTGATAAAAATTGTAAACTATGTGTGTCAGATATTGATACCTTTAAATTTTCAAAAACTAAAGATGAAACTGTTAAATATAAAACAACAAAAGATGGTTTTGTTTCTTGTTTGAGAACAGCGTTAAAATATTATGGAGGTATTGTTTAGTACCTTCTTTTATTTTTTTTTAAAATAAATTATCATATTATTTTACATACTTTTAAAACTGTGATATAATTAAATTGTAAAAATTAATAAAGGAGATTTTTAAAAATTATGAAAGAATTAATATTAAATGAAGAAGAAAGTCAAGTATTATTAGAACAAGGATATATTGAAATTGAACGTAACGGATTTCTATTAAGTTTAACAGAAAATTCAAATTTTAATAAAAATAAAAAAGAAAGTGTTTTTAATAGAAAATATTTAGTAAATATTGTTGATACTTTTGATAAAATTATTATTAATGAAGACAAATAAGGAGATTGAATATATGAAAATAATTGAATTAAATAAAGATGAAATTGGATTATTAAAACTTGGTTATTGTGTTGAAAAGAAAGTAAATGGTATTGTGTACAACGTTTATCTTGAAAATGGAAAATACAAAGCATATCGAAAATTAAAAGGACTCTATAATGGTACATCATATATGAATTATAGAGAATCTATAAACCCTACTAAGTTTAATTTTAAAGAGAAAGAACTTTAATTTTAAGGTTCTTTTTCTTAAAACCAGCATTGAATGGTTGCAACTCCATTATGTGAAAGGTTGAGCAAGAAAGAGAGTAAATTATGAAAAAATGTGTACTTTGCGGAAAAGAATTTAGTGGTTATGGAAATAATGCAGAACATCTTAAAAAAGGTGTATGCTGTGATGAATGTAATCAAAAAGTTATATTAGAGAGAATTCTTTTATTAATTAAATAAGGAGGAATAAAAAAAATATGAATTTTAGTGAAGCTTTATATAAAATGAAAGAAGGAAAAAAAGTAAAAAATGAATTTTTAAATAAACATGGATACTTATACATGTTTTTAGATAAAGAAAAAGGTATTATGATTAGAACTCTTAATGATGAATACGATGAAATTTATGAAAATTTATCTACAGAAGAACTTTTATCAGAAAATTGGGAAATATATGAAGAGTCTAAATGGAAACCGAAAGAAAAAGAATTATATTTTTATATTACTTCAAATGGAGACATAGAATTTAGTTATTATAAAAATAAAAGTATAAATGATAAACGTCGTATTTATGATATTGGTAATTATTTTAAAACGGATGAAAAAGCTGAACATATTGTGGAGAAGTTAAAAATAATAAGAGAGCTACAAGATTTTGCTTTAGAGAATAATGACAAAAACGTTGATTGGAGAGATAAATGCACAGGTAAATATTTTATAACTTATGATTTTTATGATGAAGAAATCTCAATCGCTAGTTATACTTTTAGAAATTTTTTACCATTTAATATTTTCTTTACTTCAAAAGAGATAGCTCAAAAAGCTATTACAAAAATAGGAAAAGAACGACTTGAAAGATATTACTTTGATATAAAAGAAAAAGAAGAAATAAAATAAATTATCATTTTAATTTACATACTTTTAAAAATGTGATATAATATATTTATAATAAATAAAGGAGAAAAAAGAATTATGATTTATTATATTGAAGTAAACAAAAATCCAAAAAAGAAAAGAACAGGAGATTGCTCAACTAGAGCATTATGTAATATATTAGATATTTCATATGCGGATGCATTAAAAGAACAATGTGAAGCAAGTTTAAAAACAGGTTATGATATTACATCAAGGCAAACTGTTGATTATATCATGAAAAATCATGGATGGATAAAACAAAAACAACCTAAAACCATTTACAATGCAAAAGTAAAAATTTCAAATTTAGATGAAGCAATTGATTCAAAATATATAGATGAGGATGGTAAAGGTATATTAATTTCAACTAGAAAACATTGGACAGTTGTTAGGGATTATACAGTTGAAGATACATGGGATTGTAGAGATTACTGCTGTGGAATTTATTATACTAAAGAAAATTAAAAACACTCTCAGAGAAAACGAAATTTAAAAAGTAATATATTTATTCATTCGTTTTCTTATAGAAAGGAGAATTAAATGAGTATATATGAAAAGTTATTTAATTGGCAACAAAAAATAGTAAATAAATATAAAGATAGAACTGATTTTGGAATTTGGTTGGATATGGGTTTAGGTAAAACTCCCATATCCTTATCCTTTGCAGAAATTAATAATTGTTCAAAAATATTAGTAATTACAATAAATTCAAAAATTGAAGATAGTTCAATTTCAGGTTCATTCGCAAATTGGTTATTAAACTCAAATATTAAATATAATTTACATTATAAGAGTGATAAAGAATTTAATTTTAAAACCGATGAGAATGATTTCTTTATTGTCAATTACGAATACTTATTTAAAAGAAAAAAAACAAATGAGAGAAATTCAATTGAATTAAGAAAAGAAATAACAGACTTTATTAATTCTTGTAAAGGTCATAATTTAGCTATTATAATTGATGAGTCTCATAAAATAAAAGACCAAAATTCAACACAAACAAAATGTATAAATAAAATTAAAAAGTTAGCTTTACTTAAAGCGTCAAATGTTTATTCTTATTTATTAACAGGAACTCCATTTACACAAGGTTATATTGATTTATATTCTCAATTAAAGTTTTTAGGTTATGAATCATCTAAACAGGATTTTAAAGATGCGTTCTGTATAGTCGGAAACATTAAAGGTCTTCTTGGATGGCAACAACCAATCGTGGGTTATAAAAATATTGATGGATTATACAGAATTATTCATCGATATGCTATCACAATTCAAACTGATGAGGTTGAAGATTTACCAGACCAAGTTCATATTTCAATTAAACAAAAAGAATCTGAGTTATTTAACTTATTTATACATGAAAAAATTAAAGGTAATGAAATAAAGAAAGAACTTGAAAAAAGAAAAGTATTATCTGATTTAAACAGATACAATACGGATATTTTAATGAATAATCCTTTTTATCGGAACATTGATTATCCTGAACAAAAGTACGTAGCTGATACACCTGGAAATTTTTGGTTAAGAGCTCGTCAGTTATCGATTGGATTTCAAGGAAATTCAAAAGATTATTGTTGGTATGATAAAACCAGATTGGAAGAATTAGAATTCTTTTTAGAAAATAATCCAGATAATTATATATTATTTTATAATTATACCCCTGAATTGTATGAGATATTTGATATTTGTGAAAAATTAAAATATAATATCGATATATTTTCAGGAGAAATAAAATCTTTATATTTTTATGAAAAATATCAATCTCAATCGCCTGAAGAAAAATTTACAAATAAAAAAAATATAATATTAGCAAACTTTGCAAGTGGTTCAACAGGTAAAAATTGGCAAGAATATAATAAATGTATTATATTTTCAATACCAGTTTATAAAGATTATTCTCAAGGAATTAAGAGAATTCATCGACTCGGGCAAAAAGAAACGGTAATTTATTATCATTTTTATCAATCTAATTTTTTAGATTATGGGATGAAAAAAGCATTAGATGAAAAAATAGATTATAATATAAATATGTTTCAAAGTGATTTAAAGAATAACGATAATTTATTAAATAAGACTTAAAAATGTCATTTTCTGAACTTTTAAATAAAAGTAATATAAATTATAATAGTATTTTTAAAAGTTTAAAAATGATATGATTTTGAGTCTTAAATTAAAAAGGAGAATTTTTATGAAAAAAGTATTAAAAGAAATTTTATTTTGGACATGGTGTTTACCTCAAACCTTATTAGGATTTATTTTAAAAATTTTATTTAAAGGAAAAAGAAATTACGAGCCAGCAATAGTGTTTGATAAATTTGATAATATTACCTATTATGATTGCAATTTAAGCTCTGGTTCGATATCATTAGGTAAATATTTATTAATATGTAAAGGTCATTCTTCAAATACTCAAATAATTAAACATGAATATGGTCATCAAAAACAATCATTTATTTTAGGTCCTTTATATTTATTAATTATCGGACTTCCATCCTTATTATGGGCAAATATATTTTGGAATCCTAAAAAACACAATTATTATTGGTTTTATACTGAATCATGGGCAAATAAATTAGGAAATGTAAAAGAATATGAGTAAGTTAACTCCTGAAAAAAAAATCCAAAATAAAGTCATAGCTTATATTAAAGAATTACAAAGTAAAGGAATCAACATTGATTATGAACGGCGACAAGCAGGTGGATTTAATTATCAAAAAGGCAAACCAGATTTATTTGTTGTTTTGGAAGGAATTCATATTGAAATAGAAGTTAAAAAGCCAGGAGGTAAAACAACTCCTCTTCAAGATAAATTTGCTGAGAAATGTAAAAGAATGAACTGTTTATATTATTTAATAGACGATGTTGAATATTTTAAAAATTTAATATTAAATTTAATTAACTTATATTCAACATCATCATTGTAAGAAAACGAAATTTAAAAAGTAATATATTTATTCATTCGTTTTCTTATAGAATAAATAAAAAGAAGTATTTTTATATAAAAATACTTCTTTTTTAAAGGGAAAATGGAAAAATTATGAAAAACATTTAATGCTAATCACTAAATGTGATTTGCCCACAAGTTAAACTCCAAGTTTGATTTCCTGATTCTTGACCGAATTCTTGTCTTGGAATTTTGATAAAATAACAATCTACACAGTTCGCGATTTCATTACCTTGATTATCAACTAATGATAAGTTAACTCCATCATAATCTGTGCCTGATTGATAATATATATTTACTATTTTCTTAAACTTAGCTACTCTATCTGAAAGTTGATTTAATGATATTTCTGCTTTTCCGACTCTACTTAAATTCTTATCATGAACCCATGAGCCAGTCGCATCACCTTTAGTACTAAACATATCATTATCTAATTCAACAGCGAATGTATCTAAATATGAACCTTCTCCACCAACAACTAAACTTTCACTTCCTGTTAAACCTAAAATTGTTGCTAATTCAGATGGAAGAGTGATTGCTAATGTATAATTAGCTAAACTATATCTTGCCATAATTTACCTCCTTTAAATTACTTCACCGTTAATAACTACTTTACGTATGCCATAACTATCTGCTAAAATTACATAAATATAAGGAGCTTTATGTTCTTGTTTATCTTCATCTGTTAATGATGATAAAGGTAATATTGTAATTTTAAATCCTTGTGTTAATGCAGTACCTTGAGTTATTAAAGTATATGTTTTATTATTATAACTTAAAGTTAAATCTGGGTTTGTCCAATATTTCTCAGTTGTTAAATAACCACATGTGATGTATCTATTTAATTCTTGAGAGATTGAACTATATAAAGCAGTTATTGCTGAATTTCCTTTTATTTTTTGACTTAATGTATTGAATACACGTTGTGATAAAGTTTGATGTAATACAATTAATGAAAATTTATTTACTAAATCTTCACCAGATGTTAGATTACCACCAACATTTCTAACACTATTTGCAATTTCAATTGTTATGTTTGCATTATTACTTAATACATCTTTTACTATTGCGTTTAAATTATCTGGATAACCAGTAACATCTAATGATTCTTTTGTATATGCATAATCTTGAACTGTATTAATTCCATAGAAATCAATTCTACTTAAATATGCACCAATTGTCATTTCACATCCAGTTTGTTTTGTTAAATCCCCAACTTTTAATGCAAAATTATCAACGGATGGGTTAGCATATTTTGCTGTATTTCCTGTGAATTCAGTATATCCGATTGCGCCTAAAAATAATTTTTGAGCAACACCATAACTAGTTGTTTGAGCATTATATTTTTGAGCTAACACTAATGCAACTTCAGCAGAAGCTCCAACTTTTGCAGTATCACATAATCCAATTACTATTTCTTCTTCAGCTAAATTATTAACCAAAGGTAAAATAACTGTGTCAGTTATAGTTGCTGAATAAATTACTTTTAATTTAACCCCACCAGCTTCGAAGTAAACTTTAGCATATTTATATCCAACACTTGAATCTAAATTAGATGCTCCAACTTTTGCTTCAACTTCTGATAATGAAGAAAACACAGCAGAACCGCTTGCGATTAACTTACTATCATTTGTAAACAACACTGTTGTTTCTCTTGTGCTAGTAATAGAAGCAACCGTTTTCGATTTTATGTTAATATCAACGAAATTCCTAATATCTACTAACGACATTTTAATTTCCTCCTATTTTAAATTTCTTTAAATTCAATATTATTAATTGTATCCATTTCGTAATCTTCTTCGACTTGTGATACAATTTGTCTACATGATATATTCAATGTTAAATCAGTTCTAATCCATAAAGTATTATTTATAAATTCTGTCATACTCTCTGGATTTGAAATTGAACATATATGTATTCCTTTAAAATCTAAATCATTCCTAACCTTAGAAGTTAATAATCTAGATTTTATGTTACTTGCTACATTATTTGAATTATTACCATATATTAATACTTTAACATAAAATGATAAATAATTCGTTATACTTCCATCATTTTCAGTCATTGAAACATTATCTGTACTTGAAGGATTAAATACTTTTTCAAAAATTATAAATAAATCTGAAACATCATAACTTTCATATATTTTTCCTTCTATTAATTTCGATAAATCCTGACCTCGAATAGAGATAGCATTTAACACCCTATTAGACGGAAGCTCTCCTTGAATCTCTAATATTTTTTTTATTTGCTTATCTATATCTAAAAAATTATTAATTGGATTAATCATACTAATATTTCTCCATTTAAATATTTAAGATATTCTTCTAAATCTTTATATTCTGTTAATTGAACCATTGTTAATGAACATTGTCGTACACCATATTCATCAAAATCTTCAACATCATTTACTCTTAAAAGTCGATTTTTATATAAGATGAAATCTCCAATTTTTATTCGAAATAATGATTTACAATAGAAATTATAAGTCATTTCTTCTCTATTTCCTTCCTTACTTTGATTTAATCTAACTCCTTGAGATTGTAAAGAACCTCGAATAACTTTATTAGTATATTCAAAAGTAAGTCTTCCATAGTCATCAATATTTCTATCAGATTGAACTATCCAATCATAATTAAAAGCAAATTGTTCAATAGCATCATAGAAGAAAGTAGGGTCAACAACATGGTTTTGATAAATTCTACTCATTTACTTTCTCCTAAAATTTATTATTTTGTTTCACAATAGGTCCTGAAGTAACAACCATAATTGAAGGAACAGCTTTAGTTTTAAGTAATGCCATTAAAGCAGCACCATAACTTGTTTGATTCCAAAATAATGCTTCATCTTCGCTTAGTACAGTTTTATCAATATCATAAGATTTACTAAATCCACCAACACTAGCTGATGATAAAACTCCTCTTATACTTCCTCCTCCAGCAATTCCTTGTAAACTATCACCAGAAGGAGCTTGTTCTTGATTAGCTATTAATGTTAAATAATGAGCTAATGCATAACTCATTGCTAACTCCCAATCAGTTCCATATATTGATTTGAAGATTTTATTATTGACTAGAATATACAATTTGTTAAAATATTTTTGACCTTCTTCGGTTTCCATAAATGCTTTATATTGAGGCATCCAAAAAACAAAATCATCTACTGTAAATGAAGGATTTTTTCTATCCAAAGTAATTCCGATTATTGCCATTTTTATTACCTCCTTATTTTAAAAATTATTTTTTTTCTTTTAACCTAGTGAGTTGAAAAATTTTATCTTCATCCCATTTACAAACTGCTACACCAAAAGAACCATATAATTCTGTTTCAAAACCTTCTCTTCTCATAAGTCTTGTTACTGCACCTTTTGCTCCTGCTGATGTACAATTAATTTCTATTAAAGGTGTGTAAAAACATATTGTTTTACCAGTATTCCAAGTACCTTCCCGTATGCTCTCAAGTTTCCAGGTCATTTTAACATATGATATTTCATTTACATTATTATCATACATTTTATGAGAAGATAAAATCTTATCAACTTCATTGAATATTTTATTTCTGTCAAAAAGTGTTATTTCTTCAACAACTCTATCTTTAATTTTTTTAATAGTATATCTTTTCATAAAATTTTAAGTTCCTTTAAATAAAAATAGCTGATTAGACCGAGTAAATTCTCAATCTAATCAGTCTAGAAAATTAATTTGTATTATTTTTGGAAGTCCCAATATGTTACAACTCCAAATTCAGTTGATTTAGTGTTGTATGGCAATTGAACTTCTGATACTTGACCAACGAATGCTGATGTATATGACATCTTATCAATGTTTGGCAATGTAATATAATGTTGCATTGGATATGGCATATCAATTCTTACAAATGATTTATCTTTCTTATAAGCAACGATTCTACCATGACCACCTGTACCTAAAGTATCTAAAGCAGGTCTAGATTTGAATGTAACTTTGATGTTTCCATCACTTTCATCTGCTGCTAAGTTATGTTCTTGTAAGAACTTTCTTAGTGTTGAAGTATATAATGCAGAGAATCTTGAAGTTAAATCGCTACCAACAAATGATGGAAGTAAGAATGTATCAGGTAATACCGCAATATTCATATTTGATTGAACTAAATATGTTTCAAATACACCATTGAAGAATGATACAACTGCTTCGTCTGTCATTCCTTCAAAACCAGAATTATCTGCAGTTGATGTACTATTATCAATTGTTGTTGCCATTACGTTAGGGCAATTAAATAAACCAGAACTTCCTTGAACACCAGTATAACTAACTTTTTGAACAAATAAATCCCAACCAGCAACGATTGCGTTTTGGTAAATATCTTGAATTGATTTTTGAAGAGTGATTTTCTTCATTTTTTCTAATTCAATAAATCTTAAATCGTATGCAACTTCAAATGTATAAACATTAACTCGTTTTTGATTTAAACCAGCATTAACACGTGGAATATAGTTAGCATTGTTTCCAACAACGTTTCTAAATTCATTCATAATACCAGCCCAATCAACTGTGTAATATGTTACATAATCAACGAATCCACCACCAACATCTACTGGGATATCTTCTTGATAAGTAACGAAGTATAATGGTTCATATAATTGTGTATGTAATTTTGATAAAGCTGTTGTTAAGAATGCAAAGTTAGCATCATGAACTTTAGTATCATTGATATATGCTTTAGCAACTCTTGGGCCATAAGTATCTTTTACTGAATATGTATGTCCTCTTTTACTTGCAGCAATTGAATCAGTAAAGAAATTTTTTTCAATTGTTGTAGGACTAAATAAATTTTGATTCATACTTTACTTCCTCCTTATTATTTAACAAGAATTTCAGCTAAAATTGTATCTCCGTGTTTTTCATAAACACCTGTGTAAACAACATTTGGTAATTCAACAACAGTTGCTGATGTTTTATCAGAAGTAGTTAATGTACCATTTGTTAAATCTACATAAACTTTAGCGTTTGCTTTAATATTTGCAAGAGTAGCATCTGATTTTACTTCAATTGCCATAAAACCATTAACAAGTAAGTTAAATGCTTCACTTGGATATGTATATACTTTTTCTGAATTCCATTCTTGTAATTTAACATTTGTTGCAAGAACAAAACCAGCAATCTTATCAACTGTAACTTGAGCTGTAATAGCTTCATAATAACCAGGATTAGCATCACTGTATTTAACTAATTGACCAAATTCAATAGGTGTATTCCCTGCTAGTGTAGCACCTGCTACATTGTATTTGTCTGAAACAGTAGGATAACCTTTTTTCAACATTGGAATTCCACTTTTACCAATAATTAACATATTATTTACCTCCATATCTCTTAGACCATGCAGAAGAAATTTCATCTTCTTCTAAAGAGTCTTCAATAATTTTTGTTTTTTGAATTGAACCGTAAGATTTTTTAGAATCTTTTCCTTTTTTCTTTTCAACTTTTTCATCAGTATCAACAATTTCTTCTTCAACTTCTTCTTCGTCTTCATCTTCATCCATATCTTCACCATCGATTTCTTCATCAATTTCTTCTGAAGTTTCTTCTGGTTTATTAAGTAAAGCTAAAAGAGAAGGAGCTGCTTTTGCTAATTCTTTTAAACTAGCAATTTCTTCAGAAGTTAAAACCGCAACTTCATCGTCTTCAGCCTTAGCTTTAGTCTCTTCTACGATTTCATCTTCATCTTCTAATTCAGTGATTTCATAAGTTTCATCACCATCATTAATTCTGAATTTCTTCATAAGATTTTTTCTCCTTTTTTTAATATTTTTTCTTTTACAAGTATATTATATAATCAAACTTAAAAATTATATAATCATTATTTTAATTTTTTATACACAATTTACAAGTTATACTTCTTGCCAATTGACCTGTATCAAATAAAGGGTGATTTCCTTTTTTTCGTTTTGCTACTCGAGGTGAGTTAGGGGCTAAGGTTCCATCATTATCATATATTATTTCTCTAGCGTGATTTTCCATTCGGATACACATTCTACTTAATTCTCTTTCTATTTCAACCTTACCCCAATTTTTTTCAAATACTCCCTCTATAATACTATCCAACACTCTCTTTATCAAATGTTGTTCTGTCCACATGATTGTTAAATCTAATACTGGACGAGCAGGTATATTTTTAATAGGAGAACCATTTTCATGAATTTGCATTAATTCTGCATTCGTTATTCCATAAGAAACAGTTTCTTTTCGTCCAGTATCTTCAGATATTACTCCAATTTCAATTGAATACTTTGAAAGAGACTCTATTAATTCACTTTCTTTTTCAAACATAACTATTTTTTAGCAATAATATTATAATTTTCAATAATCTTGTTAACTAATTTACATATTAATTTATAAAGCATCTCATAAGGTATTCCTAATTCAGCACATTTAATTCTTACTGCCTCTAAAACTAATTCTAATTTTTCTTGTCCATGACCTTCTGGAAATTTAGTTTCAGCCTCTTGAATTGCTTTTTTAATTGTATCTGTTAGTTTTTCAATCCATTTATTTTTAATTGCTTTACAAATATAATAAATAGCTAAACCTAAAATAATTAATGCTAATGCAACAATTTGAATTATTTCTAATTTATTCATCTTTTATTCCTCCTTTTTAAGTAAAAATATAAATAAACGATAATAATTTTATTTTTCTTTCATCTATAAACTCTGATTTTATTTTAATCATACTTACTCATTCGGGTTGGCTTCGATATAATTAGCAAAATTTACCCAATTTGCAGCTGTTTTATAGGCTTCTACACTTGCACTTGGAACGTAAATTTTATTTAACATAATATTATCAAATGTAGTCCTTGCAATTGTTGGTGGTGTAGTTGATTTAAATGTAATTGTCGCTTTATTTGTACTTGAACCAATTTGCAAAGCATATTCTTTAATGTTTGCAACACTTGCTGGTATAGTTAAATTTATTAAACTAGTACAACCAAGAAAAGCATAAGGACCAATTAAAGTAATGTTATTTGGTAATTCAATATTTGTTAAGGCTTCACACCCGTTGAAAATATTTTGTGCTTTTAATATATCACCACAATTAATAAAATTAACAGTTTTTAAGTTTTTGCAATTATAAAAAACACCTTCATCAATTTTACTAACATTACTTAGAGTTAAAGATTCAAACCCCGTATTATTAAATGAGAATTCTCCATAAACAATGGAAGTATCATATCCGTTTATACAAACAAGTTCTTTTAACCTAGCTAAATTCGTAAAACAGCGGCTACGAAAACCAGTTATAGGCTTAGTTGAATTAAGAACAATTTTTTCTAATTTACCTAAATATGGGGCCGGATAGTTTTCATTTAATTCATTTGAAGTAATTCCAAGTATTCCTTTTATTACATTATTACCAACTAAATCATCAAACATGTCTTTTATAGTTGCTGTGTGAGGATAGCCGTCACTATCATAATTACTAAATATAACACCTTTTGCAGGTTCGGGGGTTTGAGAAACGTTTGTTGTTATGCTAACTTTACTTAAAACTTTTCCTGTATCAGGCGTAACGGTAGTTGTTCCGTTTTCAGTTATTTCGATAGTTTTTTCTTGCTGTGGAATACTAGGAATATTTGTTGTAACCACTACCTCCTTCAATACTTTGCCATTATCCGGACGTATTGTCGTAACCTTATTTTCAGTTATATCTAAACTCTTGCTTTGTTCTTCTTTACCTGGAACGTTTACACTTGCTTTTGCATAATTTAAAACATCATACTCTCCATTTTGAACGATTGATAAAGTATCTGTAGGCAAATCAGCCTTTATAACAACTGAGTTAGTTTTTCCATACATGTTAATCTAAACCCCCTTCTTTAAATATTATTAAACTTAATACAGTAGGGGGATTATTAATCTTACCCCATAAATAAACCACTCCTGATGCACATTCTGTAATAGGAGCATAATTTCCACTAGTTGCATCATCTACAGATAATACAACATCTGCTCTGCACTTTTGTGTAACTCCTTCAATAGTATAAGTGTACTTATAAGGATAAGAAGAATATGTTGTATCAGTAGCAATGGTTGGAGATGTAGTAAAACCAGATGTAATATCAAAGGTATTATAAGGATATGTAATAGGTACACCTGATATTTGTGTTAACTTTTTTAAATTAATTACAAAATAACCGTTAAAATAATGAAGAAGAAGATTTAGAGTAACTGCTTGACTATATATCAAACCTTCCTTATTACTTTCATTTATAAAAACAAAACCAGAAGAGAAAGAAAGATTTAAGGAAACGGTTCCATATTTAATAATTAAATTAGCTTCATAATTTTTTAATTTATTAAATTCTTCCTCAGTTAAAGGAGTTTTAAATATCAAATCTCCTCCTGTATTTTTAAAATTACTAATACTTTCTTCAGTAACTTCTTTCACTATAGTTTCTTTACTATCACCAGAACCTCCATCTCCTTGTATAAATTCTTTTCCTGTGTAGAAATAGAAATTAAATACTTTTTGTGAGTAATCTGAATCCATAACAGCATTTATAGGTTCGTTTTGTAAATCTGGTAAAGATTCGTTTGAATATTTTGGATTTATGTTACATTGCTTTAAAAAGTCTCTACTGCGTTGAGCTAGATCGGCTTCTCCTTCAACTACTACTTTATAATCATTACTTAATATATATTTTCCCAATTCCTCAACTGAGTCAAACTCTTTATATAATTCAAAAATTGTTGTTTCCGCGTCACCTTCAATTTGTTTAAACGATATATCAATTATGTATTTATTATTTTCAGCCAAAATTTTAAATTTTTGAGTTAAATTACCTTCATTATTAATAACATCTACTGAGCCAAAAAATCCAGTTAAAATAGAATACATAACATAAATTGTTGCTTCATCTTCACTTATACTTGATGGAACATCATCTTTAATTAAATTATATATTTGATTAACTCTTTCTTCTACATCTGAGAAATTTGTTAAATGTTCGAATTCATTTCCATAAACAAAAGTTTTATTAATATTTAATAAAGTACTATTTTTTGTATCTAAAACTTTATAAATACTATTAGTTCTTAAAGGAATATCTGAAGATAGGTAATAAATAAAATATGAACCTCCATCTCCTTTAATTCCGAAATCTTCAAAATTTAATTCGATATCCTTAGTTCCAATTTGAGATTTATCATCTCCAATATATACAACCTTAAATATTTCAACCCCAGTATCTGTCATATCCACCCATGATTTTGAGCTTGATATCCAACTATATATTTTTTTAGTTTCTATAACAAACCAGAAATCATGAATTTCTCCTTCTTCAGGAGCTTTGGGCAAATCACTATACATTCGAACAACATGTGTTGGATAGTCTAATGTATCTTTTGTTAATTTAGAAATATCCATAGGATTTGTAAATTTTCTTTCAGGAAATTCCACTTGCATACTGCTGTACATAGCTTGCATATAATCATTCATCACTCCTGAAAAATAAACGTTTACTTTATATTCAATTTTAGGTAATTTTTTTAATTCTTGTGCATAGTAGTAATCTTGCAAAGGACCATTCATTCTTTGATAAGTTTTAATAAATCTATTCGTCATCTTCTACCCTCTCCTTTACTTTTATATTTTTAAAAAATCTATTTATCATATTTAATTCCTTCTTTCATACAAATAAATATAATAGAATATATAATATAATAATTTCAGAAATTAAAGGTAATATATTAATTTTTCTATCATCAATAAATTCTGAAATTATGTTAATAAAATTAGTTATAATATCTACCGATATTAATATTGTTATTAAGATAATAACCATAAATTAATTTACAAACCGATGATGTTTTTCTAAATCGTCTAATCTTTTTTCAACTTTATCTAATCTAGCATCAGTTCGATTTAAATGTTCAGTAATTTTAGCAATGTTCTCTCCAGCTTTATTTTGAATTTTTTCAATGACATCTAATCTTGTACCAATTCTATCTATCCCATCTCTGGTATATTTCAAATCAATTTTAATCGTTGCTAAGTCTACTGCATTTGTTAATTTTTCTTGTGAATTAGATTTTGATTCATCCTTGATATCTTTCTTTTGATTTCTACTAAATGCTAAATAGGCAAATGAAATTGAACTAATTGTACCAACTAATGAAATAAAAGATAGTATAATTTCTAATACATTCATTTTAGATTCCTCCTAGTTTTTAATATAATTTACCTTAAAACCAATCATAGAAAATAGAATCTACAAATGTTTTGTTTGTTATATTTATTGTCTTATAGGCATTAGCCCATGACTTATTTAAATAAGAATATGCAGGAATTTCTTCAGAGTCGTTTACATAATATACATAAGTTGAGGTTATTTTAATTTTTGTAAAATTAACATTATTTGATGTGAAAGGTAGGTTAACTGTTAAAGAATCATTAAGAGAGGTTAAATTAGGATTTCCTGCATATTTTCCAGTAGCAATATACTATTATTATTATATTTTTATTATTAATTGTAAACGACATAATTTAACCTCTAATTAATGATGTTTAAAGTTTTTGTTCTTTCATCATATTCTAAATTTAGTACTGAACAAATATTTAACTTCTGTATGATATTACCTTTAATCAGCATTAATAGTAATTAAACTTAATCCTGGTGCCATATTTTCAACATCTATTTCGCAAGGAACACCGCCGATTTCACCTGATTTTTTAAAATCTCCTTGAGCAACTGTCATATAAAGTTTATAGGTTGAACCATTTTTAGCTTTTGCTAACACACCATTAGTTGGACCTAAATCTAAATCACTTGATACTTCTCCTGGAAGTTCAATATATAAAAATGATAAGTTAATAACTTTTTGTGTGGCGAAACGTGTTAAATGGTTAATATCTGCAAACATAATACCAAAACTTAAAGAATCTGTTGCTTTATCATAATCAATTTTTATATCTTTAGGATTTACTTCTTTCATTTTATATTTAACTTCTAATTTATTAGTTAAAGAAAATTTTTCAATCTCTGCTTGATAAAATTTGCATCGATTACTTTGGTGTAGTGATTCAAATGCTTCTTTAATCTCTGAACAAATAAGTTGTGCTTCAGCATCGAAATTATTAGTATTTACAAAATCATTCATTCCGAAATTATTTAAATAGGCTGGAAATGGTATTACATTTGAATATTGTCCAGCACTTCTTTTGTTATTTTCTAAAAAAGATTTAGTAACTAATCTATTTATACTCATTTTAATTAATCTCCTTTTTTTATTATAATATAGCTTTAAATTGCTTTGTACTTCCGCTTAGAATAATA